CAACCGTAACGTGTCCATATTGCCATAGCACAAACACAAGTAAAATTTCGACCACATCAAAAGTAATCAATACTGCCTTGTTTGGTATATTCGGAAATAAGAGAAAGCACCAATGGCATTGCAATGGGTGTGGTAGTGATTTTTAAACATCAAAAAAAGACTCTTAATCTGAGTCTTTTTTATTCTTTTTTATATAAAAATTTCTTTGCTCAGGTGTAACTATTTCTACATGATTAGTCCTTTCTGCTAAATCTAATAGTTCTTTTGTGTTTTTGTATGGTTTTTCTGTGGGATATATAGAATTTATAATACTTTTCTTTTTATTTCTTCTATGTTTGGGTTTTTTCATCAAACTTCTCCAACCTTTCCGTTTTTATTTCTTCCTAATAAATATGCAACACTAATAATATTTGCATATGGTTTTATATATGCATCAACAAAACTTTTTATATCTTTGTCAGAATTATTGTTGCCAAAATTAAAGTTCTGCAAACAATCTATTTGCAAAATGAAAACAACATCTTTATCATTGAAAGAATTAGCTATTCCTAAATAATGATAGATTTTTATATTATGTTCAGTTGCATACCATATATCAGGATTGGAAAAATCTTCTTCATTCAAAACATGTAAACCACCCAAATTATTGTGGAATATTTTATAAGAAAAATATTTTTCTCTGCTTGATAAAGTTGTTGCTTTTTTCGGTTTTACACGTTCGTTGCTATAACGACCTGCCATTTTTCGATATGTATCAATACTATTATCAGTATTTTTTTCAAACACATATTCTACAGAAACTCTAACATCACATTTATATACTTCTTTAAATTCTTCATGAATTTTTGAACATACAGCATCACACATTTCTTTGAAAATTATATTTTTCCAATGGGGGTCTGTGTTTATAATTATACCCATAGAATTAATCAATGAACTTTGATCGGCGAGTATATTTTTTGCGAATTTTCGTTCCTCAAAATTTTTTGTATGAAAGCCTTCAGAAACAAAATGAAGAATATTTCCGAGAACAAATATAATAAGTAAGATAATAGACAATGCAAGATGCTTTGAAATTAAAAGGGGAATAAAAATTCCTATAATAGAAGACAGTATAACATGAACAGGAGTAGATATTTCTACTGTATATATTAATCTCAATAGTTGTATTAGTATGTTTTCACTGTCTTTGTTTTTATTTAACCAATTATATATACGCATTAAGAAACCACCTTTGCTATTTTTATATATTATAGCAAATTTCGGCAATAAATACAAGTACATATCAAAAATGTTTATATATAAAATATTTAAAACAAAATTACTCCTACAAATTTAAATTATATAGTGTAAAAATTGTGGTTACACTTGGTAGGGAAGTAATATCAACTTATAAGTGTAATAAATGTGGTTGTAAGTTTTAAGCATCAAAAAAGACTTATCTCATTTTCGAGGTAAGTCTTTTTATATTTATTCATCTATATTTATTCATCATTTTTGTCTTTAGCAAATTGTTTTGCTAAATCAGGAATTGTAGTATCAAAAACATTTTTTACGATAAAATATAACATTGATATTAATTCAACAATAATAGAACCTAAATATATTTTTAGCATATCAAATATACTTGTTGACATATCCGAAGGAAAAGGATTGCCTGTCATATATCCAACTATAAAACAAATAATTACACCTGTTAATAAAATGAAAAATAAACCAAACTGGCAAGCCAAAAAGGAAATCACAGCTTTTAATAACCAATCCTTATGTTTACGCTTGGTTTCTTCATTTTTTGTAATCTCATTAGGAATTGCTTCTGCAATTGTTTTATTATTAGTATCATCAACTATTTGATTAGCATTTATACCCCGATCTGTTGATAAATCATTGTTGTCTATATGAAAATGAATTAAATCTCTTTTTATTTTACTGATTGAACTTTTTTCGTTTTTTGGAGGAGATACTGTTACTTTATCTTTTGTATCTATTTGTGCCACAATTATCCCTCCTGAAGTGTGTCAGATGAATCGTCTACAAATCTTAATTCTAAATAATTCAACCTTGCTTTCATAACACTAGTCGAAACCTGAAAAATTTGTGCTAAAACCGACAATGATGGTTTTAATAATTGATTGTATATAGACATCAAACTTGAATAGGGAATAAGAAGTTCTCCTGCAAAAATGTTTGCGTCTCGCTCTCTATCTGAATTATCATCAGTTCTTAATTCTAAATGATTTATCTCTAAATTATCATTATGCAAACAGCAATGTGCTAATTCATGAGCGATTGTAAATCTTATTCTATTCAGTGTCATTTTAGTCGCATATAAGATATTAAGAGAGTCTTTTTCGGACAACGCCGCACCGATGATACTATTCTGTGGATAATTGCCAGCCTTTTCAGCCTCAGAAAAATCATAGCGAACCAAACGAATCCCTATATTGTCAACTAATTTCTTTATATCAATTGGTGGGGATAAGCTTATGCTATATTTTTCAAGAAGTTCATAGGCAGTTAATCCACCAATCTCATTGAGTATTTTACACATATTATTATCACCCTTTTCATTAGTATTTTTCGGACAAAGTATCATCCCATATATAATAAAGTACATATTTATATCCTCCTAATTAATATGTTTTTATATATTATAACATATTAATCAAGAAAAAATGTCAAAAGCATAACATGAATGTTAATCATCCCATAATAAAGAAAATCCAATGTTACATTGTTAATACCATTATTATAGCACGAAAATCGACACCTGACAAGAGATTTTGGAAATTTTATTTACATACTCTCCACAAAATCCGCAACAACATCACCCAAATGAATAGGGGAGAGTTGATATTTATTTATATCATTGACAAATTTCTCAACCCTATCTTTGTCGACTGATATATCATCTATCTGCAAATCCCCATATTTAACGCCGTAGACAGATATATCATTCTTCTTTTGTTCTATTAATTCGTACATTGTATTCATCCTCTTTTTCATAATAATTTTTCTCCACAATTATATAACATATGTTATTATATAGCAATACATCACAATTATTTGTAAATAAGTTGTAAAATTGTTATTGCAATTTTGTTACATACAAAAAGAACGTATCCGTAGACACGCTCAAACAAGAATATATTGACAGTTAATGTTGAATTTGATATAATAATGTTGTGGAAATCATGCCGTTATACAGTTGAGTTTTCTCCATCTTTGTAGACGGTATGACGGTTTATGACGGTTGCCTTTCATCTCGCCTGAGCGGAATGGAGGCTATGTATAAGCTCTTGACGAGAAATTTTCTTTGAAGGAGGCTGATACATATTACTTTAGTAAATATAGCTGCTATTTGTGGTATTTTAAGTTTGATTTATCAAATTTTGAACCTCTCATGGCTAAAGCCACGAGATTCTTGGGAATTTCCAACCAACGTTAGAATATTTACCAAGCTATCCCCGTTGTCCCAACGGTTGTTGTTTATAATTTACTAAGCTACTTTCAATAATCTTAATCCTTCATTAAGTATATTCTTAGCAGCGTTTATGTCTCTGTCATGATGTGTGTTACAACATGGGCAATCCCATTCACGCACACCGAGATTTTTAGTTCCCTTGTTTACATATCCACATACATTGCAAGTCTGAGAACTTGCATAAAATTTGTCTACTTTAACAATCTGCTTGCCATACCATTCTGCTTTATATTCAAGTTGTCTTACAAATTCAGACCACGATACATCTGAAATACTTCTTGCAAGTTTATGATTTTTTATCATATTCTTTACTTGTAAATCCTCAATACAGATAATATCATTTTTCTTAATTAGTTCAGTAGATAACTTTTGTAGAAAATCTTTTCTCTGATTAGCAATTTTCTCATGTTGTCGTGCAACTTTTATTCTTGCTTTATTACGGTTTGAACTACCTTTTGGTTTTCGAGATAATTTTTGTTGTAATTTAGCAAGTTTAGCTAATGATTTTTTAAGATATTTATGATTTTCTATCATTTCACCATCAGATGTAATACAAAATTCTTTAATTCCTAAATCCAAAGCTACAGAATTTCCTGTTTGTTTTAATGGTTTAATATCAACATCTGTACAACAAAGCGATACATAATATTTACCACTCGGCTCTTGTGAAACAGTTGCATTAAGTATTCTTCCTTGTGGAACTAACTTATTTTTTGTTTTAACCATCCCAAGCTTAGGTAACTTAATATGTTTATCACAATATTGGATATTTCCGTTAGTGCATTTTGATTTATAAGAAAATTTATGTGTTTTCTTGCTTTTGAATTTGGGATAACCAGAATGTTCTTTAAAAAACTTCTGATATGCTATGTCTAAATCTCTAAGTGAAGATTGAAGTGCAGTGGAATCAACTTCTTTTAACCATTCCAATTCAGATTTAAGTTTTTTCATATCATTTGCACACTGCACATATGATAAAGATTTTTTCGATTCTTCATATAACTTAATTCGTTTTGCTAAATATGTATTATATACAAATCTAGAACATCCAAATGTATTAGCAATGAGTTCTTTTTGTTTTTTATTTGGATAAATACGATATTTATAAGCCTTTTCCACCGACTTCACCTCACTTTCTTTTCTGATTTTGAATATACCTTCTAATTTGTTCTTCTGTATTTTCTGATACTGTTGCCACAAAATATGAAGGATTCCATAAGTGCCCACCCCATAGTGTCTTCTTTAATGTTTCTCCAAATTCTCGCATAAGTATCCGAGAAGACATTCCTTTCATTTTTTGGACTATGTTGGGAATATAATGTTGTGGTGAACAATTGATTAACAAATGAACGTGGTCTTTGTCTGTATTACACACCAATACCTGAAAACATTCATAAGTCGCAACCATATTTAGAATTTCCATTAATCTTTTCTCAATTTTAGAATATAAGATTTTATGTCTATATTTCACACACCAAACAATGTGATATTGAATTGAATATACATATCCTCTGCCATGAGTAACTTCCATAATTATCACCTCATGTGTATATTCTCTCTTTAGCGGCGATTCATCTCACCACTGAAGTGGCGAGTGTTCTCGCCTTCATTAATAAAAGACATAATAGCAATTGTAAAGAAAAAGTGAGCCGTCTGCCGCAAACAGATTGGCTCACTAAAGTTTGAGATTAAATAATCTCAGTATTTTGGTAACTAATTGTATCGTGGCAACCGTCTTTGGTTTCCACATTTTTTTTATTTCTATAAATATTATATCACATTTAGTTATATTGTCAATACTATTTTTTTATTATTATATTCATCTTATCAGATGAAAAATTTGCATTTCTTATCATAGTCCTAATGCAAAAGAACTCCACAACGTAGAAGTAGTAGATAAGTTACTAACTCATAATTTCATAGCTACGTTTCTATGATAGTGCCGAGTACCTATTCTCATTGGCAGCGTTTCATATACCAAATCTCGCCCATGTTACTACTGTGGCGGTTTCTCCTTATATAAAGGAGACTTCCGACCTGACCACACGAATTCACACATTATCACTATAGCCTAATTTGTTACCAAAATAGGAGAGTAGCGTGAGGTTGACGTGCTTCCCAGTTGCATGTTTATGACATACAAGTCCTTCAGACGTTATCGGGCGTTTATCATCGTGTATTTCACGATTTAGCATATTCTAAACTATCGTATCCGATAGAATTATATATGCTGTCGGCATATTCAAAACAATGAGAGCTAACTAATATAATTTGCTCTACCGACATTTTTTACTCCTAAGATTGTACCGATTGTTAAACCAGCAGTACCAAACAATCCAAGTTTATCTGTTATTTTATTTATAAGGTCTAAAACTGTATTTAAAACTTTAACTCCTGAATTAAGTGTATCTGAATCAAGAATGTTTTGTACAGTATCAGTCCAAGTATTTGATAGCTTATTAAGGCTACCTTCTAAGCTATTGGCTGTCTTTTCAGCCTCTTCTGCCATTGAACCGTCGCCATCAGCATATTGCTGTAACATATTCTCATATGTTGACCAATTCTCAAGAATTGCATTCAAAGCGTTAGCTCTGTATTTCATTTATCTTAAAATAGATTCGCAACATCTATTTACGTTATATAATAACGTCCCTATCTTTCAATAGGAGATGAGACTATTTCTTCATCTTCACCATTACGTGTTAAGAGTGACCTTTTCGATTTAAGGGGATTTCACCCACGCCATTTGCGATTGCGCCCTACGATTATTGCTATAGATATTCAGGATTTCCACCTTTATTCGCCAGTCTATAGCTCGACAAGAATCTAGTCGTTGAGCGTTTACCCTCGACTCAAGTACCGTATGGTCTACGGAATACGTTAGGGTACTTCGCCGCACGAACACTCAATCCTTACGTTTTCAAACCGTCATATAATGATTTCTCTTATATTGTGGTGTAAGGCTCTAAGAGATTACCTGCGTTTAAATTCATTCTAGTTATACATTTCTGCACAACGTGGTAAACTTTACCACCAACAGCACTTAACAAATTTGCTCTCTTGGCATCATCTTTATCAAGTTTTGTATATTCAGCCGACAATTCTTTAAGAATTTGCATTGGCTCTTTTAATGAAACCGCACCGTCTTTGACTTCGCTTAAAGAGACGCCAAGTGCTTCACAAGCTTTTTCGTATTTTGTCAAGGACTCTTGATCAATTTCTTCTCCGTCCACTTCGCCAGTAACTTGTCTAAGATTCATCAAGATGCCTTTAAATGCGTTACCCATTTGAGAACCGCCTTGTTGTGTAACAGCAATAAGAGTTCCTAACGCAGCGGTTGTTTCTTCTACGCTAATTTGAGAAGATGCGGCTTGAGAACCTACAACTTTCATACCCTCCGCAAGTTCAGTCATATTTACTGCATTATGATTAGTAATTTCATTTGCACCGTCTAAAGTTTGCGTTAATTTTTGAACACTACCTTCCATCCCGTAAGCTTTATCGGTAGCGATAATATATGAGTTTGCAAGTTCAGCTGTCATATCTCCTGCACCTTGTGCGGCAGTTGACAGTTCAGCTATATTTTCCGCATTCTCATAGCCGGCACGAGATGCTTCTTGGACTCCCGACAAGTAATCAGTTGCTTTCTTACCGTATTTTGAAGCTGTTTCAAATGCGTTGTTTCCAATATTCTTTAAATCAGACTTAGATAATTTATCATTTGTTTTGCTGATTTCAGTCAAAATAGTATCTATTTCTTTAAGTTCTGTAACAGCCTCTTTTGTTTTAGAAACTACTAACATAACAGCGGAACTTGCAGACAACCATGTTTTAAACGAATCAACTGCTTGTGTCCACTGGTCTTTAAAAGCTAAACCAAGCTTGCCCATACCACGCTGTTGTGTATCGATCTTTTTTAATTCAGTTTCGATATACTTCAATCGTTCAGCCGTAACCCTGCCTTCCGACAGTTCTTTAAAATAAGCCTCTAAAGAAGCTCTGGCAGATTTTGAAGCCGCCGTGTTCTTAGACAACCAATTTTGAATATCATTAGACAACTTATTTTGTTTGTCCAAATTATAAAATTGCGTTGCATCTGTTTTAATTGATTTATAGGCATTACTGACTTTATTTAATTCTGCCGCTCTTTGTTTATCTGCCTCTATAATTGCTTGATTATGTTCTGTATCCGATGAGAAATTCTTGCTATCAATTACATCAAGTAAATCTTGGTGTTTGGCTCGTAAATCACTAGTTTGATTAGCAACTTCACTTTCGGTAAACCCAAGGTCTCTAAACTTCTTTTCAATTTCTTGAATCTGATTAGCATAACTAATCTTACCCGTACCATCGGTTGCACTTTTGATATTGTCAATCGTCTTACTATTTATAACAACATCATTAACAGCATATCCTGCCGCCTGTGCAGCATCTCTGAAGGCTTTAAACTTGGTGTTTATAACCGAAAAATCACCTTGAGTGTTTATTCTTGACAAATCACTCAAAAGACTGTTTATTGTTACGTCTGCACCTGCTATTTGAGTTTTAAAATTTTTAATTTCCGGATTAAGTCTTTCTAAATCTGCAAGCTTAGACTCCAATCCCGAAACATTTATTTTTACTTTTTGTGCCTTATTAAACTCATCAGCCGATGCTTTTGCTCTTTTAAAACCTGCATCTAATTTGTCAAGACCGTTTAAAAATGTCACTAGTCCAGAAGCATCAACTGCGTTTGACAATACATTTTTTAAATTATCAGCACCAGATTTAAACTCATCCGTATAAACGCCAGATGATTTCATTTTACCAACAAGTACGTCTAATTTACTCGAGTACTGTTCTTTGACAGTTCCAATATCTTTTGACCTAAGAGATGTAGCCACTGTTTCGGCATTACGGAACACAGACACCATGTCTTGTAATTTGGCAATTTGCTTATCAACTTCGTTCTGCATATCAGTAAAATTAGATTTACTAGCACTACCTAAATTATTAATTGCTGTTTTAACTACTGAATATTGCTGTTCAAGTGCAGTAATATGTTCATTGGATTTTATTGGCTTGGATGCATTTTTATCTTGATATCCAGACTGGGCAGAATTTAAAGCAATTTGCGCCTGACTAACTGCCTTTTTTTGCTTCTCAATAAAAGTATCAGTTTTTGTATTGATTTCATCTAAAGACTTAGAATATTGTGAAGCAACCTCAACAAAGCCATAAACAGGAGATTCATTACCTTTAAGGTCTACAGATGTTCCTGTCTGTCTTAGAGCAATAGTCTTTTTTATTACTTCGTCTAATTCATTCCTATATGTAACAGTTGCCTGTTGTAATTTCTCGACATTAGCATCCAAACCTTCATCATAAGATGTTCTTGTCTGAATCTTTATATCTTTTACTGAACCTTTTCCATTAGTCCAATCCGAAACTAAATTTTCAATTTCCTTTTTAAAATTATTTGACACATTGGGTCTTATCTTAAATGCTTTTCCAATACTGTCAGATAAAACATTGTCAATTGCTTTTTGAGCTTCTTTTCCAATGATTTCGCCAACCTGTTGCCCTGCTTGTTTTGCTTGATTTGGAAGATTATTTGAGCCATTTCCAATATTAATATTTGAGATTTGTATACCCCTAAGTGCATTGTTGATTTCGCCGACCATTTTAGTCAATGCTTTTGGTTCTACCTTAACATCACTTAATTTTATACTTAGGTTGTTTAATTGTTTTTCTAGGTTTTTTGAAACATTTGCATCTATTTTTGCCGATATTTCAAGCTCTTTGATTTGCTTCTTTAAAGTTTCAATATCTGCATTAATTTTTGATTTCGATTTTGAAATGTCTAATCCACCAAACAGTTCAATTTGAAAATCATTATCTATCTCCGCCATTTACATTCTCCTTTCTAATTTTGCAATAAAAAAAACACTCTCGAAAGGAGAGTGTACAATCATCATTTAATTGGAATACCTGCTTTTTTACAGTTTCTTTTGAATAAATTTGGAATGCCACCATATATCTCATTGATTTCTTCTATGGCTTCATCCCAAAATTTATGTTCACCTTGTACTCTACCACCATGAGATTTATCATTAAACCAATAAAGAACTTGCTCGCCAGTTGCTCCGCCGGTGTATCGCATTGCGATATAATAATTGTCCCATCCTACAGTACAAGATACGCCTTTCTTCTCAAATTTTATATTTGAACATTGCAATGAATTTCTTAATTTCCAAGTTCTTTCATATAAAACAGGTTCATACTCGTCATAATATTCTTCAACCTTCTTTTCCAAAATCTCACGAATATCCCATTGTGTCAATATTAAAGCAGTACCAATATAGTTTTTAAGAATTTCATTCAATTCTTTTAAATTTTTAGCCATTATTATTCATTTTCTGTCTTATTAACAACTTCATTATCAACCTCATCTTTATGGATTACATTGACAATCTGACTAATCAATTCTTGTTGCAAGTTTTCAGTTGGAGTATTCTTCAAAGTTTCATAAATTCTCATAACCAAATCAAGCATATCTTGTTTTTCAACAATAAACTTATCCACTGCCGAATACAAAGCGGTTTTTACACGAATTTCTTTCTTCTTCATTTCAATAAATTCTTTAATCATATTTCTATCTCCATTCTTTCATATACGTTGCATATGAACTTCTCTATGTTATAAGTATAATTTACTTTTTTCTTTCGATTTTCAATTATAATTGGATTGTATTTAGACAAATCTTTTTCATTAAAAGACTTCTTATCTAAACTGTGTATCATCGTATCAAAATCATTAATATGTATAAAATAACAATTCTCAGTTCCATCACTATGCCTAAAATTTAACACAAAGCCCGCAATAATGTTTTTATATCGGCTAAAATTCCTCAGTCCTTCAATTTGATGAAAATGAATAACACCTTTTTCTTCTTTTGTTCTTTCAAAACTTATGGAAGATGTGCCGACAGATTTTAGCTCTAATGCAAATAGGGTAGGGGATTTGAATAAGAAACAATCACATGGATTTTTTAAACTGAATCTTAATTTACTTGCCCCACCAAATGATTGTGCTTGGTCTTTGAGTCGATAATAAAATATATCATTTGGCATACTTGCCTTCCAATTATTTTCAAACTTTTTCCCTATATTATTTGCCATTTCTTTTATTCACATCTGGAGTAGTTGCCTTCCACTTCTCCCAACAATCCTTTGTACGAATTCTACCATAATAAGCTATTAATTTCCCATCGTATGGGGAACGGTCAATCCAATCGGCTTGAATTCCACAAGCTCCAGCATAAAACAAAAACTGTTGTAGGTTTACGATTTTTACTATATCGCCATTATAGTAGTCATATACTTCGTCCAAACTTTCAAAAATATTTCCTGTACGAATTTTCATTCATCCTTTCTAAACGTAAAAAATAGGGATTGACATTACTTTTTACATTGCATAGTAATAATCAATCCCTTTATTTTTATCAATACACAATGTCCAAAATATATTATATCTCAGTATTTTTAGAAGTCTCATCATTAGAAACCTCATCCTTTTTTACAGCCTTTTTAGTATCAGATGTTGTAGCTGTCTCAACATTATTAATCTTTTTCTTAATGTCTGTATTTGTTTCTACAGTCTGCTTTTCAACTTTGCGTTCAACCTTTATAGTCTTTTTATTTTGCTTTTCTCTGTACGCAATAGTATCATTGATATACTTTCTTGCACATTCCTCAGAGCAAGCAAAATTTCGCCAGTGAAAAACTCCTTGATTTGCTTCACAAGATTTACAACCCTTGTATTGCTTACCACAAACACGACATGTTAGTAAATTACCTTTTGCCATTTCAATCCTCCTTGATAATATTAGAGGTATAGACCAATTTCTTAGCCTATACCTCATAATTTCATAAATTAATCATCAAAGACAATGAAGTCCCAAAGGTCAGTCTTACCTGTACAAATATCAGGAAGTGAAGTAAATTCAAATCCATGTGTAGCAGGGTCTGAACCGCCGGCAATATCAAATGTACCACTGAAATCTGCTCTCTTGATTAGGAATTGACCGTGGAATTGATTATCACAAGCATCTTGACAAGTAACATCAATAATAACCTCAAGAACCTTGCTATAATGGTCGCTATCATCTGAAATCTTCTTACCTTCAACCTTTGTATTATAGAAAGTAATAACTTCTACACCATCAGCTACATCACCATCAAAGAAAGTGATTTCATTTGTGTCAGGATTGTATGAGAACTGTCCTGTCGCAGGAGTGCCAGAAGTCTGTGTAAGTCTCTTGCCACCAGAAATATACTCTTGATCCTTATTTCTTATGTAAATATAACCAATTTCGTTACCAACTGTACCCTCGGCTTTTTTCGAAGTATTACCTTTATTGGCTGTAACAGTAATAACATCAGTCCATTTTACAATTTGATCACCATCTTCGATATCAGCTCCAAGTTGAGCAGCAAGAGCACCACCAGAAAGCATACCATTAGTACCTTTACCAGTAACCTTCTTGTTCTTTTTCTGAGAACCAATAACTCTACCACCCTTACCAGTGATATCATTCTTTTCTTCTTCTTGAGAAAGTGTAAAGTCATTAATCTCATCCATAACCAAAGCCAACATACCAGCCTGTCTATCAAAACCTGCAATTTGGTCATATGATACGATAGTAAACTTATCCAAATTCATAATTTTATCCTCCTTTAAATTAAATTTTTGCATAAAAAAAAGACCTTAACGGAAATACCGTTAAGATGCTATTTACTTACTTGAAACCAAGACAAATCTTGTGTATTCATCTTGGATGCATTGACCGTGCCTGCATAGACACCAATCATTGTTTTATCATAGTCTATTTTATGTCGAATCTGCTTAAAACTTTGATTGAACTTATACAAAGATAAATTCATACATTCCTCATAGTTATAAGGAAATTCGGCAGTATTAACCAAGGAAACGACTAAATTTTCAAGATAGGGAACATAAGGCTGTTTTCTTTTACGTCTCAATTTCCTTCTTTCTTTTTCTAGCAAATATTTTTTTGCATGTTCATTTCCTGGTTTACTTTTATCATGTTGAAATAAATTGATTTTTCTGATAACATCAGCAATCTCTTTATAATCTTCTTCAGTAATTGTCAAATCTGTTGTTACATTATAAAAATATTTTTTGCCTTCTTCTTCACGAAGTTCAAATCCCGCAATGTCAGTATTACCAAATATTAAGTCGGTACACAAGTCGGATAATTGATTATCATATTTTTTCATGCCTTCTTGACACTTTCGGTATTCTTGGCTATTTTCATCAAATTGCTCCTGAATTCTTTCCATAGTTAGTTTGTGAAGAACCAACATTCTTGCTTGTTCAGACAATTGTTGAAATAACATACAAAATAAATCCCATTCACTTATAGTAGTATAATCTTTTCCTGCATCGTCTAATTGAACCATAAAGCTTTTAGGAGATGCGGTTAAAGATGTAGCTAAAGAATAATATCCTTGTTCATTATGTAAAACTTCGCCAACTGTAGGAATATAGAGGTTAAGACCGTCTTTGATATGTACTTCGTTTGATTTAAGTAAACTTGTTTTATTTACCATACTTCAACCCATTTGTAAAGTCTTTAACAGTGAACCTTACAATCCTTCCTTTAAACTTTTGTTGAGGACAGTAGGGGAGATTGTCAACTAAAACAGTTTTACCGACACCTAGGATATTATTTTCACAAAAAATATTATCCAATTCACAAACAACTTTGTCATACCAAAGATATTGTCTGCCATTTTCAACATATCGTATAACGTCTTGATGACAAACAACAAAGAAATATATTGTTAAATTCTTAAATGTTCTATTGGTTTGGTCTAAAGCCGCACTGATTTCAAAATTAATAAATCTATCCGTTTCAAGAATTTTATCAGGAATATATTCATGAGGGAACACTCTTGTATAAGGTATTGTATCTTCAGGATATTCTGAATTTTCTTCGCCGAGTAGTTTTACAAGTTCTTTTGACTGCACAATTTGATTCATTATCAGCTTTCGAAATTCAATTATTTCATAACTTCTTGATTTGCCCATATGTCACCTCCTAAAAATCTTCTACAATAGAAATCTCTTTGGAAGTAATCACTGAACCATTCACTAAAACTTGAATCGAGAATGATTGCCCTACCAAATCATCATCTTGAATATTTACTGTAATTGAATTGTCCTTGACCGACTGCTCTACATCAAAATCACTTAAAACATTCCATGCAAAAGAGATATCATCTATTGCATTCCCTTGTTTATCAGTAAAAGTTACAGAGTACGTTCTCGGATATCCGACTTGTAATCTTTCTTTACCGATGATTGAAACCACCATTTCATTAATAGAAGTCGTTGTCTTGTGGATGTCTTTGTAGTCGCAAACTCTCAATTCTTGATTGTCAGTCGTAGGATTAAATTCAGTCTTATCAGCGATAAAACTAAAGATACCGCCATGTTCTTCGCCAAAGTCATATAAAACGTCATTACTTTTCGTGATTCTAAACACTTTAGTAGGATTTGTTTTATGTTTGTCTATAAAAACACGTTTACCATCTAACTCAAGTGTTTCTTTGTCATCTGGCATTTTTAACAAGAATGTATTCGATGACAATAAAAGAACACTGTTTCCATCTTCGCCAACTCCATATTTTGAAGTCGATGTTTCGTTGCACCAACGCTCAATAATTTCACCGGCAGCATTTTGCCAACGTAATTTGTATTGACATAACACCATAGTTACTTTTTCAAACACGCCATTATTACCGGGATAACCATCTACAAGCCAATAACGATTTTCAAAATAGACATACATTCCTGTTTTTATAGTGCCACGTTTAAACAATACAGTTCTCATAGCAGACTTATCTTGTGAGTCAGAAATATTTCCTTGAACAATACAACGTGTTTCAACAGATTGCGATAAATCATAATTATATAACGTAACAGTTGTTGCTATATCCGTCATTAGAGCCTCGTCAAAAGCATCATCTTTAAAATCATTAAAAGAATCATTTTCAAATCCACCAAGACTATTTGGTCGAGTAGGTGAGGACATTAAATACCATTCTTGTGCCATCTAATTCCTCCTATATAAAAGCTGTTGGCTTTTGATTTTCGATCATATCTCTTGAGTTTTCTTGATTGGCTTTATATTCGTCTTCAACATATTTTTTCGCATTATCAGAAGCTCCAATCGAAATATCTTTACCGACTATACTAACTCTTTTATTCACTTTAGAAACTTCACGTTCTTGATAAAACTCTTTCATAAAGGCAGCTAAAGTAGATATAACATATCCGTCAAGTTTTGAATCAAAGTGCAAAAATGCATCATTGAATTTCAAAGGGTCTAATTCTACTGAATATCGACTAATGGCTCTTTTAAGCCACACTATTTCTAACTCAAATGGAATAACTTCTTTGTCTGCAAAACTTGACTCAAAAAAATCAATTACTTCAGAAGCGTTTGTAACTTCTTCCATTATTTATACCTCTTAAAGTCGAATACCCGTATAATCTTCACAAAACGCAATTTTCTTATAATCGTTTAGATTCAAACTTCTAATTGTTTCCATAAGATAAGCTTTTTCGGCACGAGTAACAACAGTCTTTTGAATATTATCTTCAAATGCTTTTGGTGTTTTAAGTTCAAAAATTCTTTTGATTTCTTCTGCCGTTAAAAATGTCTGCTTTTTATCGTCAATATCAAAGCTGACTTCTGAACGTGTAAACGCATCTTCAATATACCAAGTAGCATGACTTCCAAGACTATCTATACCCGATAAAAGTTTATTGCCATTTTGTGCTTGTGCGATAACTTCCTCTCGTGACAACAAAACACTTCCATTTGCAGGAATACTAATATCGCCTTTAGAAGTGACACGAGGTGCACCTGTAATCCAAGGAGCGATACTGCGGACTTTAACCTTTTTATCCAAGCGAGTATCTTCCTCGGTTATTTCATTTTTCTTTTCTTTTGCTTCTTCTGTATTAGCCATTACAACTATATCCTCCGTTTCAACTATTATTTATTGTATAGAATGTTTTACCTCATTATAGAGTGCAATTATTTTGTCAAGTTTTTCAGATTTAGGGAATACATAATACTTCTTTTTGGTGTTTTTATTAACCCCAACTGAAATATATTCAACATCAAACACTTTGATAAAATGATACATTCTATTTGAATAACAATAGAAATAATTATTCATTTTTCTCTCCATATGACTAAAAGAGACGAGATTTCTCTCGTCCCTCAAACTTCAAACTAACTTATATTTGTGAAAGGTTTGTATCAGAAATGATACCTACAGTAAACTCTCTACCCGGAGCTACCAATGCACCAATTTCCATATCAAATCTGCTTATAATTTGACCAGTTGTAACATCATTACCTGAGAATGATGTTAGACCACCTCTTGTTACTGTATAAATAGGTGACTGCGCACCGGCTGGAATTACATAACCAATACCTGTCGGAAGAACTGTTTCAAAGTTTTTACCGTCAGCATTCAACGTAGAAATGTCATATGGGTTAGGGATTTCTGAAAGAACTGCACCATTGTACATACCCATAAGACCTGTATCATGAATTTCCTTCATTACAGCTTCTGAAATACCATTAATCGTAGGTGTCACACCTGTGTAACCAGCAAAACCGTTAAACTGTGAAATTAGGGCATAATCGCCTGAAATTGTTGGTTTACCAAAACGTCTTACGTCTGAAATAACTTTATCTACGTCTGTCTTTGTAAGACCAGAATCTTCAATAAAGTATTTAACTCCTTTGGCATTCTTGATTGCATTATAAATTGTTTCAACAACATACTTTGCAGCTTTATTTCTGATTTGAACACGAACTTGTTCTTGAAGTTCATTTTCATCACTCATATCGCCCAAAGCAGCCTTTCTATAATCTACTGCATAACCACCAGAAATTGTTGTTGTAGCAACAGGCACACGTTTCTTTTTGATAACAGGGAATGTAACGTCCTGTCCAGCGGCTTGCATTTTAGCATCTATATTTGCAAAATCAGGAACTTCAACTTCGCATGATTCGTTGTAACCGATATTCTTATAGTTACCATAGATTGAAAGTAACTTAACTTCCTTCATAAGCACCGGCTCCATTGCGAAACGTCTGATTTCATTCAATTCTGAAACAGCCTTTGTATCGCCATTTACAGCTTTTGAATTAAGTTCCATTATGTATTTCGCAGCAACGTCAGCCTTATTGCCGAAACGTGACAAATCTTTACCATTTGCCATTGCTGAGAATATTTCAACAACTGGTGACTTAGCATTTACCTTACCACTAACATTGTTAGCGTCTTTTCTTTCATTGTTTAGTTCAAATGTATAAGACATAATATTTGATCCTCCTCTGTAATTTATTTAATTAGGCTGTTGCACCGTGAACTAGTACAACTACGCCGTCTTTGTTCCCAATAAATTCTTTTACTTCAAGATAAAAAGCTGTACTTGATACACCTGCATCTACCTTTAGTGAACCATCTTCTTGTGAAACAAGTTTATTGCCTTTTTCAATCTTATCTGGTAGTGGATAATCATAAACTTCAATCTCTTGTCCATCAAGTTTTGCCAAATCTATAACTCTAACTTGAGAATTCTTTGCTACGGCATACTTAGACATACCAGCATCATCACCAACCTCGACAAGCATAATAGCCTTTGACGCACTCTTTGCTACTGTAAATGCACCGCTTGTTACTGTACCAAAAGCACCATTAAATGTATCTACTGATGCAACAGCGTTTTCAAATGGATAAACACCATGTTCTATCTGACCAATCGTTCTAAATTTAATTGCCATTTAATTTTCCTCCTAACTAAAAAGACCCGACACTGTTGTCGAGTTTAAATTCTTATTTTAAAAAATATTTAAGTCTTTATCTTCTGTTTTGTTTTCTGTACAAACTTCAGAAAATATATCTTCAACATCTGTTTCAGAATTTCTTGAATTAATCTCTGATACTTTCTTTTCTACTTTCTTTTGCTGAGCCACAATGTTCATACAAATCTTAGACTTGATTGAATTGATTTCTGAAGTTACATTTTCAAGGTCTTCTTTCTTTTCAGCAGAATTAATCTCTGTTTTTAACTTTTCAATATCTTCCTTTGCGATTTCCTTTTCATCCGAATTAAATTCACCAAGTGCAGAATCTAATTCACCAAGCTTTTCAGCCACTTTTGCTTTAGCAAGTTCGCTTTCAAGAACACTTCTTTCAGCCCAATATATTTCGTAGTCTTGATTTAGTTTATCAAGCGTTGCTTGAATTTGTTCTATAGATGCATTAAGTTCTGAAATCTTTGTGTCCTTTTCAGCAATTTCAGTATCTTTTTCTTCAATTTTTGTATTCAGTTCTGCTATTTTAGTTTCATAAGACTGTGTTTTATCATTAAGCTCTAATATAGTAGATTGAATAGCTTCTTTTACTTCATTTATATCCATTATTTCGTTTTCCTCCTTTTGTTGTTTCTTTTCATTTAACTCTATCAGAGTAGAAGTAGAATCTGCTGCCGATGTAACCATAGACCATCCTGAATGAACAAAGTCTATGGGAATACGCCCTTTGTCCAAATAACCATTTTTATATACAATTCCGTCATTACCTTCTGACTTATATATTTCAATGCTACCTTCAACTGACACACCATTGTTTACATCAGTTTCAAGTTGTTCAACAAAAGCATGGTATCTCATCTCATCTAAATATCCCTTACCAATAACAACTCTTTTAGTGCCATCGTCAGTTTCAATATCTTGAATGTATCCCTCTGTAAAATGTCCAACAATCGTAGCATTATCAAATACGGGCATACCATCTTCAATTCCGGTTAATCCATGCCCGCTAATTTGTGTTCTCTCATCATCTAAAAACTCTACGGTTACACTCATATCTTTGATACTATCAAGTTGCGGAGCACAATATTCTTCAAGAAATGTAATGCCATTTTTGTTGTATTTAGTGCCAACATCATCTACTACACATTCTGGAGGTTGCAATTCATACAAAACGGCAGTAAAAGCTCGTCTACCATTTTTATATTTCTTTTCTGACAATTCAAAAGCTGCCATTATTAACCCTCCTAAAAAATTGCAATAAAATAAGCCAACAAATAGTTGACCCGTTTTCGATATTAAGTTTTATGTTTTGTCACTGGGACTCGGAAGATTATTTCCTCCGTTACTTTGTGATTGTATTGTATTCTCATTTGTAGGATTATCCACGCTTGGTCTACCACCCACATTATCATCTTTAGAAATGTTGTTACTTGTAAGGTGGGGGATATACTTATCAAATATTTTATTATCATATTCTTCATCGAGTATATTAAAATAGACATCAGGATTAATTCCGGTGCTTGAAACAAGCATAGTCATAGACCCAGAAGCTTGCAAATATAAACTCTTCATCATTTCAAAGAATTGTTGTCTATTTACCAATGAAGTAGGCAGATAATACACTTCAACTCTATTACGTTTATCTTTTATGATATTTTCGTTAATAACGTAATTAAGTTCATTTTGCAATTCTTGAATCCACGTATATAGTTGAGCATTAATCATTTCCAAGTTACTTTGACCATTTGCAAAAGTACCTGTTGACGATGCACCCAATAGTTGAGCTGCCATACCTAAATCCATAGCAATTTTATCAGTTAAATCGCCTTCGTTCTTTTGGTCAAAAATATCAGCCGTGCCGACATCTAATGCTTCTATCTTTGTGCCTGCTGATACTGTAAAGAATGATGTTCCACCACGATTATTTTTAGTCATGACTGCTTGCTTAACTTTATCATGTTGGTCTTGTTGTTGAGTTTTGGTTAAGGCACAACTACCTTTATCTTTGCCTTCTGGCAGAGTTTGGACAACAATACGATTGTTTAATTCACGCAAGACATTTCTCTTAGTGTCTATAAACTCATTTTGATATAAAATATCCGATATTGCAGCGATAGCCAATGGGCGTCCCCAAGGCTCACTTATTTTGCATTTGATTTTGTGTGCAATCGTATGTTTGTTATCCAATACAACCCAATTATTAGATGAAAAATTCCCTTTTTCCCACGCATAATACGCATTACGAATTTCTGCGGGGTATTTCTTTAATTTACGGTTACGCTCATCTTGTGTAACACATTGTTCTTGAAAATACCTCAAGTTAAAAGCCATAACATTTCTGTTATTTTTTCGTCCTACAATTTTTGAATATTCATAGGGGAGAGGAATGAGTGAAGCATTCATCCCCAAATCACAAAGTTCTACAATGTTTTCAACATCATAGTCGGACAATGCCTTAGTTGCATCATTGACCCTTTTTGTTGTTTCAAAATAATAAAAGCAATTTCCTTCGTTCATATCTGTGAAAAGAGCGTCACGAATAAATTGCTTATCTTTAATTGATTCTAATGTTGAAAGCATTAAATCTTTATTTTTATTAATTTTTGTTTTACCAAATTTTCGTTTCTTTGCATTAACCACTCTATCCAAACAAGGAAGAGCAACCATATAATCAATAGTATTTGTAACTACACCTTCGCTGTTATAAACAAACATCGCAAGCTTACGGGTAAGCGAATGATTTGCTATCGGATCTTTTACAATAGCACGAATTTCCTCTGGCGTAAATTCTGTATATAGGTTACAACCAAAGATTGAACTATAATCGTTCACCGGCAATGTACTAAAATAGCTATTGAATTCATAAGAATTATTGACTTCTTGTTGAGAAACTGAATTTGTTTCATCTGGTCTATCTCTTGTATGTTTTGTATTGTTGTCCGTACTAAACACCCCTTTCGTCAGTTAATTAATGTGGTATATTCATAATCACTTGAATTACTAACCAAATCCATCTCCAATTGGTCTATAAAATATGAACCCATTGCAGCCGCAACATAACGGTCTTTTGTATTTGCACCTTTCTCATGGACTTTAATTGTACCAGTTTGTGGATTTTTTTCATACAATAATTCAGCGGTTTCGCTTATTAATGCTTGAGTTTCATAAAACGGTTTTTCATATGCAAACTGTTTATCAACGTCCAATTCATTAGTATAATCCTTATTACTTAAAAGAATTTCATCTTTTGCTACAGTAGGAGTAACTAAAAAATTTATTCTACCTTCTTGCAAATTTCGCCTAAATGCATACGCCATATCACTATTTAATTGTTGAGTGGCATTTATTGTATAAATACATTCCTTCGCATTTGGGTCGGCAACAACACCCGAATATGTATCATTATTCATAGCTTTCATTGGACTATAATCAATTTGGCGTTCTTCATCGAATAAAACTTTTCCAAGATTAATTACAATTTGAGATCCTGAATTTCTGGCATCAACTACAAAATAATCAGCCTCAAAATCGTCAAATATTTCTCTAATTCGTATTGTTTGCAATGTTGTATCTCCACCTTTAGGTGCTTCTATATACGAATATTCTCTACGATAACCTTGTTTTATTTGTAACTCATCATCACCATTTGAATATGTCGTAGCTTCTGGAATTGCCCTAATACAACAATAAGCAGAATTATCATTTTTATCTCCAGCGACAAATGCAAAGTCACATGATACAACTCTAATTTCACCATCCAATTTTGGAATGGCATATTTATTCTTGTTCTTTAATCTTACATCGTCATTGTTTCTTGGATAGAAGACCCTCTTTAATGCTTGATTTTTTAAAAGAATATCATATGTGAAAAATGCCGATGCATTTTGTTTTGGACGCAAATTCAAAAATTCTATTGCAAATGTAATAGGGTCTTGTTTTTGTTTTTCTAACTGCATTTGCTTTTGCGTTCTAATATTATGTTTTAATGTTATACTTTCATCAAAAGCTAACACGCAAACATTTTTATCATTCAACATGCCTTTAAAATTAGGATCAACAATTTTTTCCCAAACCCAATGACCATCAAACCATGATGAACTTATATAAACATCTTGAGGGTCTTCCTTCAATACTTCAATAGAAGAATAACAAGTCTCTAACATGTACGGAGCTTGTCTGATTGTTTGGAACGGTGAAATAACTGAATTGTCTACATCTTGTTCAATCTGCATACACTCTTCACGTACTGCGACATGGGATCGTAGACCTCTTGCAAATTTATTTGCAGTAAACACCTTAATGGTACTTCCGTTTTTAAAATACACAACAGATTCATTTTGACTGTCTTTTATACTGCGTATTTCTTTACGTAATGCAGGAGACATCTCCATAAGTTCATTAACAATTTTCTCAGAAATAATTAATTTACTTTGTCCACGGGTAGCCGAACCTAAAACAATACGAGAATATGGACGAGTTATCGCTCTGCAACAAGAGAATAGAGCAATAATAAAACTTTTTGCAGCAGCACGAGATGCAATAATAGCAATGAGTTGAGATATACCCATAAAATATAAAATTATTGCTTGATAGAAATGTAGTTTAATGCCAAGATAATCAGTTGCTAACCGATGGAGATTCCTTCTGAAAAATGTATTCCACAATAAAACATGGTCTACATTATCTGGATTGCTAAGATAATGAGTAGATGGAAATTTTTTGTATAGATTTTTTTGCTTATCGTCTGCATATTTAAATTGTTTATTCATCTATGTCATCATCTTCCTCTACGTGGTATTCTTTATCTCGCTCGTTTGTTCCAAACATCAAATTTTTCAAAGGACGCTTTACAAATCTATCAAAGTAATCACCAATATTATCAAAATCTTTATACAATGTTTTATCTTTATAATATTCTTCAGGTGTATATTGAGAAATTGCTGCAAGAGTAACGCCTAAACATTCATCATTACTATTATCTTTTTCTTCTATTGTCCTAAGACCTGCTTGTTTAAATGTCTTACTGTATTGCTCAACAAGAGATGCATATTCCTTGGAGTCACCTGATTGCAATGCATGAATTTTTAGCATATTAATATTGCACAAATCTTTAATAAAGATTTCTTGATTATTATCACAATTCGGATTATTTTTTTTCAACATACGGTAATGTTCATCAAGATTTTTGTAATCCTGCTCTGTAAATCCAATACCCCACCTGTCAACAGCAGAAGCGGAAATTGTTGAAGTTTCTGATTTTGCTTGCTCACGAGATGTAATTATTTCACTTTGCTTTTGCAAATAATGATATTTCATAGAATCGAAATATGTTTTGCCGATATTTGCAACTTGTCCCAAATTTTTCTTCGCACCATAATGGCTAATACGTGATCTATCTGCCGATATTTGCTTTGCTGCTTTTAGTCCTTCAATATCGTACACCCAACCAAATTGCATACAAAAATATTCGATTGCCTTACTTTCATTACCATTAAATAAATCAACAAGCTTATAATAGTAAGCATCTCTACATGAATTACAAATAGGAATATAGCCATCATTGCTTTGCCATAATACATCTGCTGATTTAGAAAAGTGATTTTTCTGTGTATCCCAAGAAGCACCACAGCAAGTACATTTATATTTTTTTCCCGTCATTTGATTAGACTTTGGTATTCTAACATCGACATTAACATCTAAATTAAGAGGAGCGTCCATTTCTTCACGAATGCTTTCTTCTCTTGATTTTATTCCTGCCAAATAGATATTCCTCCTTTTCAACTATTTTTTATCTCATTTTTACTAGTCACGTCCCATCGAAAGAACTTAAAAACGCCGACCGTTTATGACCATATATATAAATTTATAAAAAAACAAAATAGTAGTAAAAAGTTGACAATTACCATATATGGTGATATAATGATTTCAAATTATAATATACAACGAAAGAAGAATTAAATTGGAGAATACGACAAAACATAAATGTTTTATATCATTTAAAACTCAAGATATTGAATATAAAAAATACATTCAAGAACAATTAGACATAGACATGATAGATAAGTCTTTAAACGAGCCAATTCAATCTGAAGACGAAGATTATATAATGCGAAAAATTAGAGAAGATTATTTATCTGATTCAACGGTTACAATTTGCTTAATTGGAACACAAAGTGCCGAAAATTCACCAAATGTTGATCAAACCTATATAAAACGAGAACTTCAAGCCTCTTTGTATAACGGTAAAAACAATACAAGAAATGGTATCCTGGGTGTTGTACTACCTAATATGGAATCGAAAATATATCAAGGTTCATATACTTGTGCAATTTGTGGCGAAGCACATAGTATTGTAAAAATTAATTGTGATACAACAATATACGAATTTTGTTATAATTATTATCTTCCAAAGCCATCAGACAAATGTGCTTGGAAAGAAGATGATAGATATTGTGTTCTTGTAAAATGGGAAGATTTTTGTATCGACCCAGAACAGTATATAGAAAAGGCTTTCCAAAAACGAACTTCCCCAATAGCCGAAAAGGTGCAAGTATATCCTAAATAAATTATGAAAGATAATTATATATTTAAAGAATATCAAGACTATTTAAAAAAATGCTCGTCAACCGAGCAAAATTATATTTATAATAGATTAATTAATCAAATTATTTGGTATGATAAACAAGCTATAAAAAAGCAGGCTATGTTTAAAAGACTAACAATAATCTCAACAATATCGACTGCAATTATTCCGATTTTGTCTTTAATTGAACAATATGATATAAAAATAATATCAATTATTACTAAAATCTTGATTAGTATTGCCAGCACTGGGTCAGCAGTATTATTGTCTATTTTATATTTATGCGAATATCGAAATTTATGGATAGAATATAGATCTTCTTGTGAAATTTTAAAAAGTATATTACATAGATATTTTACTCAAACAAATGAGTTTAAAACTACTGATAACAATAAACGATTTAAATTACTAGTTTCAACTTGTGAAGAATATATGACTAAAGAATTTCAAACATGGACTGAATTATCCCATGATACATCAAAAGAGCAATAATTTTATTGCTCTTTTACTTCTTCATATGTTTTTTTAAAAATATCTGGTTTACAAGGATATTTTTCGCCGTTAACGCCAATGATGATATAATCTCCGACACTTGCCATTAAATCTCCTTCTAATGTATGAATCGTTATTTCTCTATCGGTTTGATATGCTTCGACCACTACTGGCTTTTTTACATATTTTTTGATTTTCATAATCATAAACTCCTTTCATACATATTATATAACAATATATTAAAATTGTAAACATGTACAAATTATAATCATTTAAATAAATTCTCAATCTCTTCATTGGAAATTGGTTTAATATTTTCTCCATCGCCATTCAAAACTTCAAATGATTTTATACCGTCTTTATCTTGAATAGTTACTCTATGACCACCGTCAATGTCCTCAACTGAAATAGTAGGGGATACTCCGTCTTGTCCTTTAATAGCACCAAGACCCTCGGCGGTTTCTTTTGTGTATTTCTTTGCAGCCGCAAGTGTTATAATGTCCATTTTATACTTCCCACCATTTCTTATTTTCCTCGTCATACATAAATGTATTTTTTGTGTCCATTTCATAGTATGTACTTGAATTTCCTATGAAAATATCATCAAACTTCTCAATTGGTTTTTCGTCAGTTGACAAGCCATACAATTCAAGCCAAACTCTGTTTTCACGATTTCCGTATTTATTTAAAGTTATCATCATTGATTCCTTTCGTAATATGACAAAAGAGCAGGGACACCTACTCTTTTCTTTGTTGATTTATTGTTTGTTTGTTGGGTTGTTAAATCTGAATACTATCCTTTAATTTTCTAACCTTGGTAGTATCAGTTTTGATGTAAAACTTTTTAGTTACATCCGTTCCGGCATGATTCAACATAGTGGAAATATCCTCCAAATTTACGCCGGCGTTCTTGAGTATCGTCGCGTAGCTGTGGCGGAAATCGTGGTGATGTAGGGTAGGAACGTCAATCATTGCACCAATCTTTTTACACCAATCATTCAACGTGCTGTTTCGTATTGGCTTATCTTCAGTAACATAAGGTGTAATGAACAACCACCCATGATCATCAATATTATTTTCTTTGCGATATTGAATCAGATTCTCAAGATAATTTTTTGTTTCAACTGAAAAACTCAATTCTACAATTTTACCTTCTTTTTCAATAACGTCAGTGCAAATTCTCTCTTCTAAATTAACTTGTTTCCATTTTAAATTGGCAACAGCATTTACTCGTGCCATAGTGGTTAACGAAAGAAAGGCATATGCTTGTAATTGAATATCACCATATTCTTCAAGTTTTTCTCTCATTAATTGCACTTGTTCCTTTGTAAGATATGTTTGCACTGTAATGGGTTGTCCGGCTTTCGGTCTATCTATAAACTCAGTCGGTGATTCTCTTATGAGTTTCTTTTTTCGAAGAAATTTATAGAATGCAGAAATCGAAGCCATAACCCTCTTTTGACGATTTACATTATTACCTTGTTGCTTTCTCCAATAGTAATATTCCGTAATATCATCTTCGGTTGCCTCTAAAACAGATAAGTTAAACTGATGGTCGTACATAAAAATAAACCATTGTTTCAAGTCTGCATTATAAGCATCAATTGTATTTTTAGATAAATCACGGATAGACATATCTATCTGATATTTTTGAAATAATTTTAGAGTTTCGGGATTTATGTTTTGAAATTTGTTTTCATCATACATTTGTATACGTTTTGCACGTTCTGCCATAAAAATCACTTCCTTCCTATGCATAACAAAAAAAGAAGTAGAATCACATCAAATGAAATGAAACTACTTCTTTCGTGAATCTTATTTACTATGTATTGTATTAATCTGGTCTAATACTTCGTCGATTTCAGCTTCAAATAATTTTGTACAGCACGAATATAAGTCATCAATATAACCAAATAACTCAGCATATTTTATAACTGACAATTTATCTTTCTGTTTAACTTGCTTTAAATTATATCCTTCACACCTTGCTTCTAAATCGACATGAAAATTTTCCTTAAAACACTTATACAATTCTTTGTATCTGTTAGCATAATTACCACTTCTACGTCTACAAATCCTATTAATGACATCTTTCTTCTTATATACATCAATATCATCTGTTAAACCGTTGATAACTTCTTGTTTATGGTTAATCTCATTCTTTTGAGCCTCGATGACATCATTTTGCTTGCGAACAGTAGCTAAAGTTGTTGAAAATAATAACTTTGTTTGCTCATCAGCAAAAGGAAGATATGTGCTTATAAATGCTTCATCGTCGTTTACATATCCGCCTGTCTTACGAATTGTTGGTAAAACTTCGTCTGTAACCCAATCTGAAAATTTCTCAGCTTCTGGCTTTCGGCTTTTAAATGCAAGTTTATAAACTCCACTTTCAGTAAGAAAATTTTCGCCGGCATTGTTTAATTTTCGGAAGTGCATAGTATGCACATCTGAATTTTTTACTTTAACTACTTGTCGTTTGTTGAAATTTCTAATACTACTTTTAATATCTGTAATACCAAGAATTCCAGCTACATGTTTTGGATTAAACAGAACTTGTCCATTCAACTCAAATACCTCTACATCATTCCCCTCAAACATCATCAAATTGTTGTTCATTAAAAATCCTCCTTTTATCAATACAAAAAAAATATAGTAATAAAAGGAGAGGGCGGGTGACTATCCCGCAAATCTCTCCATTGTTGGTGTGATAGGAATTTACCCTATTCATGACTCCACCAATAGAGGTAGAAATAAGCAAGTTGCTTATAATTTTCTTTACCAATCTAACTGATTGACCTACTAACATATTCTCCGTTCCGTAAACGAAAAACATAACATTTCGAGCAATCAAGGAATTGAACCTCGACAAAGAAGCCATTTTGCCCATAGAAAAAGAGTGTGCAATTTCTCACACACTCTCACAATTCATATAGTTCACCAACCGAATATTTCACGAATTCTGTCCATTTCCGCAAAACATTCATCCATATGGTTAAGATTGTCTCTTACTCTACCAAGTAAATCTTTAATCTCATCGTCACTCAAATTTGATTTAACAACAACATACTTGCCGTCATCAATATCATCAATCAACTCATCTTCATAGTCTTCTTCAACTTCGTCAGCATAATCCACTTCATATACTTCCGTATTTTTATTTAAATTACAATGAATCAGTTTTGACGAGCAATCACTGAAAATATATAGTACCTCACTATCATAATTGAAATACTTACCATTTCTCTTAGCCGGTTCAACGAAAACCTCATAATCATTATTGATAGACAAAATATATTCGTCGTCATAATCAATCACGCCACTCAAGCCTATCTCAAGTGATATGAAGTAAACATCATCATAACGAGCCAATTCTTTTATAATTGGTTCAATATCTTCATAATGTCCAATTACCGATATATTCTTAAATACTTTTGACTGATGATCAAGTTCAAATATAATATCATCAACCAAAGTTTCCATATCATCTACTATGTAATTCTTCATATGTTAAAACCTCGCTATTATTCGTTAACTTCTCTCTTAAATGTTGAACTGAACTTTGCCTTTGGAATATACTTTGATGGCACGGCGATAGATTCACCAGTCTGAGGATTTCTTGCTGTTGTTGCTTCCTTGTATACTTTCTCCAACTTTACAAAACCAGTAATATCAACAACACCTTCTGTCAAAATGCCGTCCTTTATAATATCAATAACTGAACCAACAACTTCTGTTGCTGCCTTCTTTGTTACATTGTTCTTTTCTGCATATACTGCAATAATATCATTCTTTTTCATAATTAATTTTCCTTTCGTTCTTTACAATTATTCTTTTAATTTAACTCAATAGGATAGTAACAAACTACTCCATTTTTATTACACACACATACCATCTGTGATGCCTTTCCCGACAATCGTTTCTCAATCGTATATGAATCTCCACTTCCTGCAAGACTACCTCCACGAATCATTTTTATTCCATTTGTTTCGTCTACTGCACAAGTATGAAGATGTCCATACGTAATTGCATATGGAATATATCCAAGATACATGCATAAGTTAGAAACACCATTCTTACTATATGCGTCCATATCGCCATGCACATTAATATAATCTTTACCTCGAATCTCCATCAAAGAAATACCGTTGTCGAAATTATTATTTAATATATGAAAATTTACTATATGTTTCAAGGATAAATTCACACCCCAAGTAATCAAATCATCCAATCTTTCATCGTGCAACGCTTCTTCTTTTTTGTCAATTCTTGAGTGGTTGCCTACAACACTTGACATATAAACTTCCGCAAAATGTTTACTCAATTCATAACAAAAAGAAGAAATCAATTCACTGGCAATTTTAATTTGCTGAATAACGTTTTCTCTATTAGTGACTTGAATTGTTTTATGAATATTTCCACTCAACATATCACCTTGCAACGAAATGAAACAGTTTTCAGAATTGTATAACTGACGTATTGCTATAATCTCGCTTAATAACTGACTTAATCTTCCCTTAGCAATATCAGAATTATAATTGCCCCAAGGAGAAGAAAAGGTTTGTCCAATGTGGAAATCACTAAGAATTACAAGTATGTCGTTATTAGAGGATATATTTACATCACCATGCTTTTTAAAATTCACTTTACCTTGCGAAAGCAATTGTTCTTCCAACAAGTCTAACTTTTGTTCCACACGGGCATCAATATAATTTTGCTTTTGCCAAGCATTTCGTTCATCTCTGAATTTTATCTTCTCACGTTCCAACTCACGCTTTTGCAACTCAATCTCTTTAAGTTGCTCACTTGACTCACTAAACTTACTTTGATTAGCATTCAGCATCTTCTGAAATGATTGAAATTTCTTACGGTATGTACTTTCTCCAAAATCATTTCCTGTCAACCGATTAATAATCGACGCTACGTCAGACCAAGTACCAATAATATCTTTTTGTGAACATATTCTATAAATTAGTTCTTCATCTGTTTCATCTTGAAGTCGTTCAAATTTAATAACGTCCACCGCCCTTACGATTACTCGTTAGCAGGAATCTCATCGTCCTGCTTAATGGTAAGAGAAATACCACTTATATGATTCCAATCAGCCAACAATTTGTCCAATGAATATACTTTTATATCATCTTTTGTTGTTTCAGTGATTGTCATATCTTCCATATTGATTTCGGCATTCTTTAAAGAAACTGCCTTTGTTATCTTTGCCATATGTCCTTCTTATCCTTTCAAATATAATTTTTTAGCCTTATCGGCATACATATCCTCGATATATACACGACCAGCACCGCCTTTTGTTCTGTAATGCCCTACAACAAAATGTGTTTCAGGGTCAATATAACCATTCGAACTTCTGACGATAATGCCATTTTTAATGAGGATATTCAATTCTTCTTTGGAAACGGGTTTAATTGCCTTTCACTTCTTTCTATTAAATTTGCCACAAGGGGCGTGCATTTCTTTTGTAAGTGTGAAATGCTCAATGAAATATCACTTAATGGGGGCAGGTAGACGAATTGCACGTCTATCATAAGATAATGAGTCTTATATGCTACTTTTACACCAACCTGCTATATTTTTGCAATAAAAAAGAGCCAGTTTGTAACTGACTCTAAAAATATTTAATTATTCACCAATCAATCTCTAAAAATTGAACATTCGTAGAATACTCCATTGATACGTCTTCCTGAAGTAGCATCAATATGTAAATAGGGATGTCTTTTTATTTCTGAAATTCTAATATCTTGATTTAATTCACTTGAAATTAATTTTGCAATTTCTTGTTTTGACCCTAAACCAAATATATATATGGTTTGAATTCCATTATCTAATTGCTCCAACATAGCCTTCATAAATGGTCGTATTCCGCTATCTCTAAGTGTTTTATCGCTCGCTGTTAAAAATATAGAAACCTTAAAATAATCTCTATTAAATCTAAGTCTTTCAGGGTCATTAGAAATTCCCAACGCTATATCATATAAAAATCTTGTGAATTCACTTGATTCAGCCCATAATTCAGGATCTTCTATCTCGCCGTAAATCGACAACCCGGCTTTTTTAAATTCATTCAATAGAATTCCAACAAACATGCCATTTTTGTCGATAGCTTGCAATTTATAAAAATTTTCCTTTAAATCACAATCTTTGTTGAATTCAGGAGTTAAAAAGTTGTTATCCAAATATGGCAATGCATCTTTATTTGCATTTTGAAGAATCTTTCTAATCATTAGTAACTGAGAAGCTGCCATAATGTCTTTGTTTAAATATTGTTTTACATCGTACAATAAACCTGTATTTACATAGGCAGAAATAACAGATACTAAATTTTCATTAGGGTTTGATTTTTGCTTAATTCTAATAATTACCTGTTGTTTATGGATAAAAACATCTTTCTCCTCTGAATTAACCCATTCAACCTTTAAATCTTCAGGTATTATATTTCCTGTAGATAAATTATTCTTTTTTATTGTTCTTAAAATTGTTCCTCTTACTTGGTTGGAAAGCTGATTCTTTTTTGCAAATGCCGAAAATTTTGAAAAACATCCATATATTGCAGCTTTAAATAATAAAAGCTTGTCTATATTACAAATGCAAAAAACAACCACGATTATCATTCCGATTACAACAGTGGGAAAATGACTTAATAATTTAATTAATGAATCTACGGATATCTCCATATCATTCAATTCCTCCTGAAATCAATTTCTTATGACATTCATCTTTATCACAAGTAAAACAAACTTCATTGTCATAGGGAACAATAGAATCAATATTATCCAATGTAATCAACTCTTTGCAAAACAAACATTTGCATTTCTTGTTAATTACATCTTCATATACATTTAAAGATTGTAATAATTGTACCAAATCATCATCGTGAACTGCTTTTACTTTGTTTTCCTTCATAATGGAAACTCCTTTATTAAATATATTCATAATTAACAACTCCTATCTTTAATATCAATCTATATACAATTATTCTCTTAGTTATTAAAAATAAAACATTAATGTTGATATGAAATATTGTGTTAATTACTGTATATGATTATAATACAAAATTCAACAAAAATCAACTATTTTAGAAAGACAGGGGATACCGATGACAGATTGTTTGTCATCGGTGGGTAAGAGTATATCTTTCATTATTTACTATATCAACAAATGCTTTACTATGAACACAAAATAGACTTTCGCCTTACAAAAACAAAATCGTACCAATATTCAGTCATTATTTACTATAGTCTGAGCAATAAGGAGCTACCTCATTACTTCTATAGCAATGCTTTCACATCAAGAATAAAGAGGGCTGATTACCTCTATCTTTCACCCGTGTCATTCAGAAAAGATTTTTGTTTTATAAATTTCTTCTATTATATTTGTTTTATTTTGATGTCGATTTGGGCTACTCGGACGATAAACAGGACTTATACACACATTTCTGCGTATCAACGACACAATTGGCTTATTTGGATTTTCTCTACAATCTTGCACAGTTCCATCTGACAAGCCTCAAGATTCTTCTCACTGAGCGTCTATTACACCAACGTCCTGAAATCTACTTTTTGCTGCGATAATGTTTTGCACTTATATTTGTTATTGACAGTTTCCGTCTACTCAATATATCTCACAATATACCGAAAGTACCTACATAAAAGTATCCTTCTATGTCAATACTCAACATTCATATAATCTCGGCATGGTGACTAACCAATCTACACCGAGTTATTTTGTACCCATAACAAAGCATTCGTTGGATTATTTTTACGTTATATGCCAACAAGACATAATAGCCAAGTCGGCACATAACGATATTTTCAGTTACTTTGCTACCCATATCTTATATATACACACATAAAAATGCTTGTAAATGGCTTAGGTATGCGAAAAAGTAGAATTTTCTATTTCGCTACTTTTCGATATTTATACGCATTATTACGTTTTCGATATTTTTCCTTAGCATTTGCACATTTCTCACAATACATTTTCTTATTATTAGTGCGCACAATCATATCTCCACATAGTTTGCATCGAATATAACCTTTTCTTGAATTTTGAGGTAATCCATAATATCTTTTTTGATATTTCATTAACTCTCCTTCTAAGGTTTTATTAATGTAACCTACATAGAAGTGGTCTTCTGTCATAAAATCATATATGTTATTTAATTTTGTTTTATCCTCAAAATCTTCAATTAACTTGCAATTATCAAAAGCTTTTCTTAAAAATTCTTCAATTATTTTTTTATATTTAACCCAACTTAAAGACATTTTTTCTTTTTGTAATTTAATCTTTAAATTATTAGCATTATCCATTGCGTTATCAATGATTGCTGTTAATTCTGAAGAATCCATATCCACTCCATGTAAATAATCATAATACAATTTTTTAGGGGTTTTAAGCAAATTCATATATTGTTCAGACAAAATAACATTTTTATCAAAATATCGAGTATATAGGTTATTAATTTTTTGACGTATGATAGATTGCCAGTCTCCATCTTTTGTCATAACTTTATAATAACGATATTCAACAGATGACCATATATCAAATACTTGTCCTATCTCTGTATTTAATATATTCGGAGCAACAGAAAATGTAATATGTTTCTTGTATGTACGTCTTTTATTCTCTGAATGCCATATTGAATCACAAAAATTTGTGAAAATCTCATCTTTTTTAGAGAAATTGGCACTCTTATAATCTTCAATTATTTCATAAAGATAAATATCGTCACAACTGTAAATATGAATCACCTACCTCAAATTCATAATACTTACCAAGGTATTCATATGCACCGTCCGTATAATATGGAACTTCACGGATAGAGATATTTTTCTTTGGATTAGTATTATTTTTCAAATTTTCAATAATATATTCTCCGTAAGCAGACCACGCAAATGATTTACTGATTGAAAAAGAATTGTATGAAGTTTTTATAACATAATTTGCAATTGTCTCTTCATCAATACCAAGTTCTTTTGATAAACTGTCTTTAAAACTATCAATAACTGAATTCAAATCGAAATCTTCATTTTTCAAATTCATATGTCTACGCATTGTCTCGGCATATTCATTAATGTATTTACGGCATATCTTTATTACTTTTTTATCAGATAAATCAATATCATTATTAACAATTAAGCATCGAGTATCAACTAAGTCTGACAAACAATTATCCCATAGAATATTGTGTTTTTCCCAACTACATATGTAATCACATAATTCATTCATAGGGGAAGGGGAATGATATGCGTTTAAAGGGAGCTTATCTTCGGGTACTTTATTTTTATTCTTTTCGACTATAGAGAAGTAGGTTTTTAATTTTTTAGGATAATTATACAATAGGAAATAAGGAAGTTGTTTTAAATATTTACGAAGACCTTTATTCATATGCCAACGAAAACCAGTTTTTAGAAAATCAATTTCTTTGCCCTGGAAAATTCGCAATAAAGAACAATAATCTGAATATAATTGCTTAACTTCATCATTGGTAGTGTATTTATTCTCAATGCCGGTAACAACATTTGTAATTTCACCTATACGATTATCACGTGTCATTACCTCATATTCAATAAGATTCTCTTTTGTATATGGCTTTGATTTTGCCGTAATTTTATCTTCAATATCTAAAATAATCAACTTATCAATTTTAGAATTTATGATAATAGGGTCATTACATAGTAAGAAAATATCTCCGTCAAAGTCAGCGCCGCCTTGTTGAGGTGCTGAAATATCATACATATTAAACATTACAACATCCTGATCTTGAAAATGTCTAAACCATTTGTTGATAATATCATTACGAACAATTTTTATCTTATTAACTTCAGAAGGGTCTACCAATGGAGAACGAAATGACACACAATCACCTTGTTCAAAATTGGCGCTATAAAATTCTCTTTCGTTTAAACAACCAACCGGTGTTAATCCTGCTGCATATTGTAAATATCCAATCATATCTCCGACGCCAGTATGATAAAATCCTGAACAATATATTTTCCCAACCTTTGCCTCATCAATAGCTTTCTTTAATTTTCTGTAAATGAACTGTTTGATAGCTGGATCTTTTAACATAACATCGTTGATTAATGCAGCCTCAAGATACTTACTGTCGGGTTCATAATTTTCAGTATCGTTTACACCCATAAATTTATAGGTATAAAATTTATCACCTTTAATAATTTTCTCGAATAAAGATGTAGTGTATTGGGCTATTTCAATTATTTTACCCTTATTATCACCGTCTAAAATATCATATTCTTTTTTATTTTTGTTTTCATAAGCCTCAATATATTTAGGATTCCACAAGTCTAAACATTGAAGATATTGAAAATTCATTCTGGTGTATTTATTTAAGTGTTTAACATGATGACTATATTTACTTATTCCAAGTTTAAAATGATATTTGGCTATTGTTTGCATATATTTTTCCCATGCATCATTACCATATTTAGATTTAAAAATTTTGTGACCTTTGAACATAGAAATATTCCAAATACAATCTATATCATCAACATTATGTTTACGACCATAAATATCAGTAATAAACTCATATCCCCATTCTTTCAAAATTTCACGGAATGGCACATATATAGAATAACCTTTTATAAAAGGTAATCTCACTTGAGTTCCTATGACATTATAATCCAAATTCAACTGTTTACTTATCTCTTGTGTAAATTCTAATTCGTGACAACCACATCCATCAAAAGGGGATAGGCTAATATCTCTATAACCTTCTTCTATTTCACGAGAAATATAAGATTTTGTTTCGCCAGTGGTTTTATCAGTAAACTCTTTCTTTTTTTCTACAACATATTTGATTAATTGGTTGGAAAGAGTTTTTTCGTATTCACCAATTATTACGATATTAGGCATATATCCTTCAATAAGAGTACAAGAACTAAATGGGAGACATCTTTGAGCTTCATACTTTGAAATGACGCATTCGTCAATAGGAATATCCATTTGAGTAATCATATATAACGCTTCAAAAATTTCATCACAAACGAAAGCTGTAATTCCATCTTTTCCTTGAGAAGCCGATTTACCAAAACGATTATAGTGAATTCCATTAAGATAAAACCCTTCATCTAAGATTCTTTTTAACTCTTTTTCTGTTTTAGGGTTCTTTTTGGCTACAATTAATACCATCTCGGATATATGGGACGAAGTATATCCTCGCAATCTTTTTATTTGGTCAAATATTATTGAATCACCTTGTTTTATAAGATATTCGTTTGACATAGCTTCATTTTTATCAATTTTAACATCATATTCTTGTTTAATAATCTCCCTTATAGGAAGTTTCATCATTGTGTATTGAATCTTAGTTATAACCAACCATCACCTTTCGTATGTTATAATTATTTATTTTTGTTGTCACGAACTCTAAATGTTTGCCTTTCACAATATTTATTAAAACTTTCATCTGATCTTATGTTGTCAGCAATATAAGATCGAGAGTGAATGTCTCCGTTCTTCATTCCCCAATTTGTAAATTTTATTTCTCCTGCGTATTCAGCAGGATCTGGTATGTATCTATCTGTTATCATGTGTTATTTGTATTTTCCTTTCTTAATTACATAATTTTCTTGATTTTTACTTAGACAAATGATATAATTGTAATTGTCTAGATATTTTTTGAGTTGTTTGCCATATTCCTCCTGCCGGATAAAGGAGGAACTTAATGACGATATGTCGAGACATATTATATTTGATATTGCAAATCCTAAGATTTGCGAACAATCATATTTATATAACATTGTTAACCTTGTGCACACTTACAATGTTTCTGATTATTTGCAAATTTCATCATAGAAACAACATAGACGGGACTTGCAATATCGAATATAATCACGGTGACATTCACTTTTCTTTTAAGTACAAGTGTCGTCACTAAGAAGGGAGTCTCCGTATTTATTTACGGAGGCTTTCTTTGGTTGTTGGAATAGGGAATAGAGGATACATTTATATATTCTCCATATGGATTAATTGAAAATTAATAATTTTAAGCCGCAAATGGATTTGTTTCTCCATTGTTGGTTATTAAGCCCAAGTTAATTTATCCCAGGCAAACTTATGTTTCTTATGACAATATTTTTCAATCATATTGAAAAATTTCAAATATGCCGAATGATTCAAACGATTAATTGCAAACTCAACACACTTATTTGCATTAGCCTTACTATTTTCCAATATAGAAATATACTTGTGAATTAAGGTATGACAATTAGGGCATAAACAAGAAATATTTGTCCAAGAATTATTCCCACCATTTTGCAAAGGTAAAATATGATGCACTTCCAACATATCACCAAGTTCTAATTCACAAATATCACATTCTCCATTATGAAGGGATACAATATCTTGTTTTAAATCTTGTATTTCTCGTCTATAATTTTTAATTTTATTATTTCGAAATTTCTTTATTTCTTTTTCTTGGACAGACCTAATTCTTACAATTTCTACAATCAGATGTTTCTTTTTACTTTCAGAACAATAACGTTCTCTTTTATCAATATTGGACATAAGAAATGACAACAACGCATCATCATCATTTTCATATTTACGTATATCAACCATAACGGTAGATAAACCAAGTTCTTTTGCTGCCCTTACTCGTTGATGTCCTGATACGATAATCATATCTTTTGTAACGACAATAGGTTCAATTATTCCTGATGTTTTGATTGATTCCTTAAATGCTTCCCATGCATCGCCAGTCATATCATCAAAAAATTCATTGTTTCTTGGATGTGGTTTCAGTTCATTAATATTAAGTTGTTGCATAATAATTTTCCTTTCTTATTTACGTTAGTGGATGTGTTACATTTATATATTCTCCTTGTATTTTTGCAAAAAGAACGAAATTAATGTATGATATTTATTTATATCATGTATCACAACCTTTCTTAATATATTATTCTCCATGAGAAAATGAATTTTGATTAATCTTTATAATTGCCGGTCAACTCGCCGAAAGATTCAACATTGTAAATTTGCAACATTTTATGAATTGCCCATTCAATCTCTTGCTCATAACCCTCTTTATTAAGGACATATATATTTGGCGTATTTTGCGGTGGTTGGGAGGGGGCTGGTTGAATACTTCCGACTTCTTTCTTTATGAGAAGTGGTTGTCTATCATCAACTTTAGAAGTTAAATATGAAAGACATTGATTAAGAGTATCTTTTGACATTGACAAATCTTTAGCCATAGATTGTATGCTTTTCCAAAAAGCTTCTGGTCGAGTTTCGGGATTGTACATAGTTTCCTCATTACCATTTTTCTTTGGACGGATATATATGTATGAGTTGATATAAAGAAATGCCATTAATATATTCTCTTTATTAATACTCGATTCGCCCATCATTATAAAATCCAATTGAGATGAAGTGATTTTTGAAAAATTTTCAGTTGCATCGAAATTTTCTGGAATAATTTTAATTTCTATTCCTGTATCATATCCAATAGAATCCAAATCTTGTTTTACTTCAATCATTTTATTGTTAATCATATATTCCAATACATCCAAAATATCATGAAAAGCTTTTGGTTTTCGTTTTGTAGTCTTGTAACCATAAAACTCTAATATTTTTCGTATGGTTATCCAGCTAAAATCTTCGTATGACCTATATCTGTCTATGAGAATATACGTAATGTAAAATTTTCGACTTATTCCGTATTTTGTTTTTATATTTCCTTGTACATAATCATTGGGGAAACGAGTAAAATATTCTGATTTAGTATTCATGAATTTTCTCCTTTGTTTAATATTCTATATTTTGGCAATAAACTCTACGAGAGTTCGGGAAAGGCTACTCTGTTGTACGTCAATTTTTTTGAAATGCGAATTTTGAGGCTACTCTGGTGTACGTCAACTGAACTGAAAGAAGATATACAACAGTTTAAGAAGACAGACTATTACGAGTGGAATTTCGCATAGCTCAATTCTCACTCGTTGAATTACATTTTTATTGTGTTTCATATCTTGTATAAAATAGTCTTTTTTAAATCTTATCTTATTGAATTAAATCTTATCTTCTATATATGTTATTCTCTGTTTAATCGGAGGTCTATCAAATAATGTTTCTCTCTTAAAGTTTTTGATTTGTTCTTCTGTTTGTAATCCATATTTAATCAGACTACTATCTATAAGTAATGTTAGTGCATCTCTTAATTGAATATGATGTTCTATTGCATCCATTGGATAACATTCATCTTTGAGTAAATTATTTTCATAGCAATAATCTTCATGAATTTGATTTATATCTACGTCATATGTATCTTCAAGTTCTTTATAGATATTTGAATACAACTCACTTCTCGTGCAATCAAAGTATTCCATAAGCATTTTGTATTTAGGAGCAATCTTCTTATACCATGCTGATGGATATCTTCTTGATGATAGATAACGATTAGTTTGTGTTTGTTCTATCTTTTCTAATCTTTCAGTTATAGGTTGCAATGCAACGGTTATTGCATTTGAGATACTTTCTGCTAAGAATTCAGCATTTATGTCATTTGTAGACTTCTTATCTATGAATACAGATGCTAATACATCTGCACATTTGTCTTGATATAGTTCTAATTTTGTTGCTAATTCTGGTTGAGTTTGTTTCATTTTTGGTGTAATGTTTATTTTGGCTAATGCAATAGGGAGTTTGCGTTGTGATATGCAATAAGTATCTTGGTTATTTGAAAAGGAGTGGTCTTTTTTAATCACCCCTTCATTTTCATTCGTAGGGATATTAAAAATAGTAATACCTTTTGAGATTACAGAATCTTCAATCCATTTCTCACGTCTTCTACGGATTGAGTCTTTATCTTTAAATCCTATACCTTTCAGAACTGCATTGATAGAAGTATAAATTTCGCCGGTTGCGTTATCTTGAACTGCAATGAGTTCATCTCCATAAAAATCAAAATTTGTTGTTTCTAATGCTGTGTTTTTCATAATATCATTCTCCTTTGTTTTCTTCTTGGCATAATTCCATTGCAAGAGTGTCAAATATATTCTTTGTCACTGTATTATTCTCCGTTTGAAGATTAAGTTTTCTATTAAAATTATTTATATACATAATTAAACTTAACTTCAATAATTCTAATCGACTAATTTTGTTGTATTCGCAAATATAATCAATAGAATCTTTGTACTCCTTTGGAAAAATGTAATTAAATATATCATGTATTTCATTTAATTGTTCAGCCGCCTTGTTGGTTGTGTTTATATATTCTTTTAATAATTGGTTATAATCATTATTAGAAGGAACAGGATTTTCCATATAGTTAGAAAAAATAATATTTGCAAATTTATGTATGTTTTCAATTTCTTTTTCGATTTGTTGTGAAGAAGGAAAGTTAAAATCAAAATATAAATTGTTTAAATACTCTAAATATAAATCAATATAAGCTTTATCAAACCATTCATGCTTAGAGTCATTTCCGCTTATATTATAATTTTTAAAATATTCTTTAAAATTTTTTTCGATGTCTAACGTATTCATACATAAAGGCGAAGCATATAAATACATTATTTTTGTTTTTGATGGAATTAGTTGTCGATTAATTTGTTGCAATCTTTGATATAAATTTTGTGTAATTCCAATTTTACATTGGGCAGTGTCACATATCATCAAATATACAAAACCATACGATTTAGAACATTTCGTAATATGAGGACACTTTTGATATTCTTTTTTTGAATAAATAGATAGTTCTTGTGGGAGTAATTTTGTCATGTGAGTATTTGTCAATGATGATATAGTATTTAATTTTGTTTCTTTGATTGTTTTCATAATAATCTCCTTCGTATTAATTTTGTTTGATTAGGTTTCTATTTATATATTCTCTTTTGTTATTTTTCATTTTGTATAATGTTTTTTTGGATTAGGGAATAGTTCAAAAAAATTATTGACTATATTAACAATATCTATTGAGGATATTCTCCATTGAAATAAAAATGATGAATGATTTTAATTTTATGCACAAAAAAAGACACTCGAAAGTGTCTTATATTATAATATTATTGTTCTTTAATATTTTCAGCCATTAACCAATTAGATTCAGGTTTTGCAATAAGTCTTGCATCTGTATATGCCATTTGCATAGAAAGACAAGTTGTTGCTTGATAATATCCACTTTTCATTAAATCCAAAACTAAAGCTACATCAGGATTATCATCTTTTCCAAAACATAAAGGAACAAGAAGTTGTATTTTGTTTTGATAATAGTGGGGAACGGCTAATTTATAGTTTGCAATTACTTTTTGTATGGCGGTATCTATAACTCCTTTAAGAGTTTCAAGCGGACGTTCACTATTCTTTATTGAATTGGGCAATCTATTTGATGTGTCCAAATCGTCAAGAATATGTTTATAATTTTTATTGACCTTTAAATGCCAGTTAAATACAAGTCTTGATGGATCAGAAAAATAATCGGCTCTTTCAGGGAATTTTTCTACAATATCCAAAATTCCTAATTCATAAGTATCTTTAAATCCTTTAAAATACCATCTTGATGCCGCTATCGATTCATTTCGGTTTAATTCACCGTATGCGTATATTGGCTCATAATAATGAGAAAATAGTCCAGTATTAAATACACAATATGAATCAGTCTCAATTATTTTATCTTCTTCTTGGAGTTTGTTAAATGTGTATTTTAAATAATTTTTTAAAATAGAATAGTCATCTTCGTCTTCAAAACTCCATTTCTCAGGGAGGGCTTTTTCTGCAAGTTCTTTAATTTTTGCGTTGTAATCTCCCCAATACATATAATCGTAAATATCTATAGTTTCCATGTCACAAACTTCTCCTTTACTATACTTTTTACATATTATATCATAATCGTCAGCATTTGAAAAGGATTTTTCTGTTTTTATTATGTGACTGATTTCAAATTGTGAAAAATGTTTTTGGTAATATTCTGCCCAATAATTGTTGATTAATAATTGAGGTTTGATATTTATGTAATTGTATAATTTATTTTCGGCGATTTCACGAATTTTGTTTCCGTGAGAAGTATTAATTATAATCGTGCCGGTATAGCCTGTTTTAGGGTTTGTAATTTGTATTTCATATTTATTCATGTAAAAGCCTCCTTGATTTTTGATTATATATGTATATTCTCTTTTTACACAACAAGATAAAGTATCAAAATTCATTTTTGTCAGATTTTCTTTGCAAATTTGACTGAGTTTCTTCCTATTTATATCGTGTTTTATATATGGGGTAGGATGTATATTTATATTCTCTATTTAGGTGATTGATAGGAATTTTTAGACAATAAAAAAGAGCTATAATGAAATATGGCTCTATTGTCGAAGTCGGTGTAAAATTTTTAAGTGTTAAAAATGTTGGTTCGGTGAAAGAAAGTAAGTGAAATAAATTCGAAATGATTTTTTGCTAGAAATACAAGGGGTTTTGTGATGTGATAAAGGTTGGATTTTAAAATGCGAGATGAGTTGTTTCTGATAAAAGTAATGTGGGTTCGTTAAAGGGTAGTTTTTATTGGGGATTTTGTGATTGGGGATTGGAAGAGAGGTGGAAGATGGTGAAAATAGGTGGGTTTAGAGACGATAGTGAATTTGGAATTTGATAGATTTTTGTTGGGAAATTCATCGAATTTGCTATCGAACGACTTACCGATTAGAGGTTGTTGGTTTGGGGAGAGGGAAAGTAGTGATTTTTGTAGGTGGGGGTTGAGAATTTTAAGTGTCGTGTGAATGGAACTGCTATGGTCGTTTTTCAGCAATGGATTCCTATTTCAAATGTAAATATACCCCCTCATTTTAGCATATTCCAACACTAAAAAACAGTGTAATATACATATATTACATTGTTTTAATTGTATTGTATTTGTATTTTTTTCTGAGCATCAACTGCCACCGCCGTAACTGTTTATTTTCTGTTGTGCCGTCAATAAAAAATTAAAAGTTTATTCGATGTTTTGGGTTCGTTTTATCGAATGTGATTTTTTGTTATCCTAAAAAATTTTAATTGTACAAAATCTAACATTAAATAATCTGTATAAACCATATCAACATAACAAATTCATATAAAAATCAATCAAAAACGGCACTACAACATAATTAAATTAATTGTATAAAATCTAACTGCACCGCTCGGCACAATAAAACATCACATCGTATCAGTTATACAAAATCTAACTATTATATAATTCCGTTATTGTATCTCACCGCTTCATCAAATAATCAATTATTATTAGATTTTAAATCATTATCAATCAGATCTAAAACATAACTGTTGATACTTGTAAACCCCTTTTCTTGGGCATGTTTTTTTATAATCTCATATTTTGCATTAAAAACAGTACACGCAATTTTTTTTCTTTTTTGATCATATTTTTTTTGTGCTACTGGATTATATGTGCTTTTTTTTGTTCCGTCCGTCATAAAAATCAATCCTTTTTTAAAATATTTTATCAATCCTCATCAATATAAAAATTTTTTTCGTCAAGGTCTTTTTTGATTAAAGATTTAATATAAGCGTTTGCCGTCAATCCGTTTTGCTCTAAAAATTGCTTTACTCGTTTACCCTCTATAATATCAGTTGGATAATATTTAATAGCAAATAATATTGTTTTCTTGTCATATTTTTTTTGAGCCTCTGCGTTATATGCCACTTCTAATCCCGTCCTTTTAAATTTATTTTAAAAATATTTTATCATAAATTAAAAACTTTGTCAAACATACTATATATAGTTTTAAATGTTATATATATCAATAAAATATACTATATATTGTATATACAAAGTATACAAAAAGAATATTAATATAGGTTAACTTATTTGTTAGGTTTACCTATTGAATAATAAGTTAACCTATGCTATAATATATTTAAAGATAAGGGATAAGAACAAAACAAACTTATCTAATATATATAAAGTCTATTGACTAATAGACAAATGCACATTGACAAGTAAATATATACATCTACATCTCATTTTAACTTGATTTTATCATTATAAAATGTTAAAATAAAAACACCAAAAAAATAATAAAAAGGGGTGTTAGAAATGGGAGATGATAACATGAATAATGTTGAGTTAATCAAATTTTCGGTTGAAGAATTCTCAAGATTGCAAACATATATGCAAGCGATAGAAAAAACTTCAAAAGCTTATGAGCTTATGAAAGTCCGATACATAGAATTAAAAGTGATTTTACAGGCTTCAGGCGTAAACTTAAATGACATTGACATATTAAAAGAATAACATTAAATATTATCAAGAATTAAAATAGTGTAGATGTATATTTTACTTATATATCTACACTATTTTTTTATTATTAAAAATTAAGTGTCGGAATCGTCAGGAACAAACTCGATAATATCGGTAATACCAACTTTAAAATAATTACATAATCTATCAATCACTTCAAGAGATACATATTTATTACCATTCATGCGGTTAAGTGTTCCCTTACTGATAATACCAGCATTTAAAACATCGGATTTTTTTAATCCTTTGTCAATTAATAATTTTAAAAATGGTTTGTAATTTATCATGTTATACACCTTCTTAATAATTTTTATTAAGTATAACATATTAAACCCCAAAAGTCAAATATCAAAAAAAAGTATAACAAGTTATACTAAAAGTATTGACAAATAAAGTACAATATGTTATACTTATATTAAAGAAAGAGATAAAAAAGTATAACAAGTTAGTCAATAGACTAAAAGACTGTTTTAAAAATTGTCTACAATATTAAAATTTTTAGTATTGTAAAGAGTTTTTGAAACTCTACAAATTAAATAAAAGCGGACTATAACCGCTCTATAAAATTAATATCAGGATGCCGACACCTGATAAAAAACGGCAGGTGATGACGTACACCAACGCACAAAAAATACGTTGTGAGTCGCTCAACAAAACATTTTATTTTTTGACGATGCACTCAAAAAGTTTACAAATGCAACAAATAAATAAATGTAACATATTACAACAGCAGCAAATGCGATAATGTAATAATTTACATTTAACATACATCTGTTAATACTTTGTAAAATATCGGGTATTGCTCCGCATGTAAAGCCTGTTTTCAATGTTTTTAAGTGTATCAATGAGAAAATAAAAACAAAGGTAAAGATAAGAAAGGAAGTAGTTAAAATGCTAAAAATATTTATATCAAATCTAAAAGAATACAACAACGGAAAAATCATCGGTGAGTGGGTAAGCTTGCCTTGTGAGGATATTGAAGAAGTCCTTGAGAAGATAAGCAACAGTGGTAAAGATGAGTTATTTATATCTGATTATGAAACAGATATAAACGGTTTAAAAGTTGCCGAATATGAGGACAGTCTGCAACTTAACGAAATTGCAGAAGAAATTGAAGAAATGCGTGAAGATGAGTTAATCGCATTTCAAGCATACTTGGAGCAGTATGCAAACAATATGGAACAAGCACTGGAAGAAGTACGTCAAGGCAATTATAGAATTTATTATAATTGCGACAATATGGAAGATGTCGCATATCAAGTTGTTAATGATTGCGGACTACTTGACGGAGTACCTGAAGAAGTCAAAATATATTTTGACTATGAAGCATACGGACGTGACTTGGATATTAATAGAACATTTATTCAAATTGATAATAGTTTTGTAGAATTATATTAATAAGGAGGGTTTTAATAATGACAACATATAATTTTAACTTATCAAATTATCACCTAAGCGAAAACACTTGTAGAATTGCAAATTTAAACTTTATAGAAGAAACCACGAACAGAAACGGTGAGTATATGTTACGTGGTCTTTGGGCATCAGATTTATGTTATCAATTTGCGAAGAAGTGTAAGTTTACTTTGGTTCAGGTGGACGGATACAGTGCTTATGCTTATTCAGATGAGCAAATGGCAATATTTACATATTGTGAAAGGGATATAACATTGACACCTTATACAAATAAAGAAGATTACGAAAAAGCAAAGGAGAATACAATTAAATTTTATAAAGAGGAGTATTAATATAAGAAGTTGTTTCGGCAACTATAAATAGGATTTTAAGCCGGAAGCGTTCAGGCGGTGCAATAATCCGCCTGAGGTAATCAAATAATGAAAGGAAGTTTTTATTATGAAAAAATATGTATGTTCAAAATGCGGAGGTAACTGCATGGGTTGCTTCTATACTGACTTGTGCGACAAGTGGCTTGATATTGCCCCGTATGAGCCGTATTATGAGGTGTCAGACCATGCCTCTATGGCTCTATGTGAGGGAAGGCACGCAATCCCTCAGGCGGTGGACGGTGCTATTTTTAATACTGTTATCAATCCACTTGATGTGGAAGGCTTGCAGTCGGAAGCGTACAACAAGTTAAAAGCTCTTGACATCAAGTCGCTTGACTTGTACGTTACGGGCTTGACAGTAGCTCTTGTGTCAGTACTGAATGCTTGTCGTCAACTTGGTATAGTGGTAACACTGTACCATTATGACCGCGAAGAGGATAACTATTATTCACAGCAGGTCTTGTAAAAGGAGGACTATAAAATGACAAGAGATGAAGTATTGAAAAAAGTACAAGATTATATTGTATCTAATATCAATAACATTAAATTTGTTGTTGAATTTGAGGACGGAAGGCATCCATCAACTTTGCAAGATTTTATTAAAGCAATGGAATTTGCAAAGTTAAAAGAATTACAAGACTTCTTCAAGAGTAAATCTTTATTTTTTGAAGATGGATATATTAAAGTAATAAAGAGGTAAAAGACGATGCGATCAGTTAAAGAATATTTAATAAATTGTATTATTGAGCTATTCAATATATTTGATTATATTGACTCAAAAATACAGTAACATTAATAAATAGTTAGAGGGTACTATATAAAACTATATAGTGCCTTTTATAGTGTTTATTAATAGGACATTATAAATTATAAAGGAGGTTATAAAACCATGAGAAGTAGAGCATACAAGAGGAACAAACACGCACGAAAGGCGGATTTTAACGTCTGGCAGGCAGTAAGCATTGCGTTATTCATTGCCTTAATATGCGCAATGAACACGTTATATAACGGCGGTATAACAGTAAATATTTAAGAGTGAAAAGGAGATATAAAAATGATATACGATTATAACCACTACAACGATCCTAAAAGGGGCAACAAGCATATATACGCTTTTGGTGAGCGTTACGAAAGTATAGAGTATTGCGGGTTTATACACGCAGATACAAAAAGACAGGCTCAAACTGTACTTAACGCACATAACAGAAAATGGGATGATTATGGCTGTATATTGTTAGATTATACAGAGGAAGAATGTAAGACAGAGATTGAGCGGAGAGCGGAAAAGAAAGGGAGGAAATAGTTATGTATATAGCAATAGCAAGACATGAGAATATAGCGGCTTACAAGGCTTTAAGAATGGCAGGAATTGAGCCGACAGAAGCAAACATGAGAAGATACATAGAGTGTGAGTACCTCTCTTTTGAGGTAAAAGCGGATGGGAAATATTACTGTTGTTACAATGACGGATTACAGAGTATATCCGTTGAAGTATCAACTTTGAAAGCAAATTAATTATAATATTGAGATAAGAAAAGGAGAATAAAATCATGTGCAGAAGTTTTGAAGTTATAAGTGGAAAGAAGAATAAAGGGGATAAAGGATTACTAAAAGGACTAACTAAAATGTATCGTGATGCAAAATATAGTGTTGCAATTATTCCGATACCGGTTGAACTGTTGGAGATTGACACAAGGTATCAGACGGAGGTTAGAACAGATAGAAGTCTAATGTACCTTGTGAATAACTGGGATGAAAATAAATTATTGCCTTTAATCGGTGTTCCGCATTGGGATGAAGGCAAAGTATACCTTGTAGACGGTTACGGCAGATGGGTAGCAAGTCAGATGGTAGACAAAGAAAAATACACTGATTTACAAGTGTTGCTAATTCTCAATGCACCAAACAATGCAGAGGAACGGCTTGAATTTGAAGCCGAGATGTATGCTTATCAAAATAAACAAGTTGCAAGAATGACGGCGATCCAAAAGCATGGAGCAATGGTAGTATTACACGATAAAGCAACAGAACGACTTGAAAAGCTAAAAGAAAAGTATGGATTTGAGTATACATCTTGTAAAGGCAATAGAAGTGCTTCTGTTTTGGGTTCATATTCTGTCACGCTTAACATATGCAATATTGATGACGGCAAGGCGGCGGAGTTTATATTTGATATATGCAAAGGTGCAGGATTTGACCGTAAACCAAACGGATATTCAACAGGTGTAATGAAGGTTTTACTGGATATGTACAAGCTATATCCTGAAAATAGAGATAAAGTGCAGAAGTATCTTATTAAGGAACTCAGAAAGATTACACCGTTATTGTTAAAGGCAAGAGGTGTTGCAAAGTATCCATTTTTAGATTATAGACTTGCTATGTCTTTATATGTTGAAGATATGATTGTTGAGAGCTTAGGACTTGAGCAAGCAAGAGAAGTTAAAGAAAATAGTACAAAACTTGTAATGATTAAAAAACGTAAAAATATCGCGTAAATGAACGGAGGGATAATATATGAGTATTTCGCAGATGGACTTGAAGCAAAAAGTCCGAGATTATATAAAGAGGGTTGGTATTCCAAAAACGACTTTTTGTAGCCGTATAGGTATCTCACCGAGTTACTTATATAAATGGTTTAAAGGTGAAAAGGAATTTTCGGATAGTTTGGTAAGTCGTATAAATGATTACATAGACAAATTTTAGGAGTGAGGAAGGTGTTATATATGAGAACTTTGGAACATAGAGGACAGAAAATAATTTGTCAATATATAGATGATAATTTTGGTCGTATTTTAGCAAAGAAAAATATAAAATATAGTATTTTGCCGGTGTTTAGTGACAATTACATTGTTTACAAATGTATCGTTGACGGCGTTGTAAAATACGAAATGGAGGACTTGCAAGATAGTTATGTTTATATAACGTCACAAGTGCCAGAGGACGGCTGGGATGCTTTGTATAACACTGTACTACATGGAGAATGTAAAACATCAAGACTTAAAATGTGCATTAATCATATATGCACTATAATTAATAAAGAAATTGCAGATGAGAAACTTGCGGAAAGAGTGCCGATATTTGAGCTTATGGCATATCCGCAAAAGGAGTATACATCAAAAGAATGGCAGAGAATAGCCTTTTATTTGCTTACTTGTGGTTATTGTAAAGAGAATTTTGAAGTTGATACTAACGGAGTAGATCCTAAATGGATAGAAAAAATTAAGGAGCATATAAGAGTATGAGTATATCAGATGCAATATATAACAATATGTTAGAGGAGAAGAAACAAGCAATTTTAAGAAGCGAATATAAGAGTATAAGAGCTTGTCCTCTAAAAGAAGTCAATGGACGTGTTGACAATTACACAGAGGAACAAGCTAAAACATTATTAAAAATGATGATATTTGACAGGAGGTAGAGAAAATGAGAAAGTTAAACATTGATATGTGGTATGGAAATAGTATATCAGAAGCAGATGGAATTGATGTATATTTTTCTGATATAGATTGTATATACAGAGGTAACATATATAAAGACGGTAGAATGATAGGTGATTACTCTTGCACTGATTCGGTAATGCTTGAGAATGCTTTTAAAGGACTGTTTACATGGGAGAGTTGAGAAATGAAAGTCAGGTTTCAAAGGAAAATCATAACTATATATAGTGGGTATAATAATTAGCTACTATATATAGCATATACGGAAGAGAGGTTAATTATGAGTAGTTTAAAAAAATTTGTAGGTGATTATGCTTACTCTTATATTAAAAATATTGCGGTTGACGCTGATAAAATTAGAAAAGCATTAGTAACACCGCAGAACGCAAGAAATGTATTTAGTGGATTAGATGAATTTCAAATAAAGTCAATTTGTACTGAAATAAGTGCAACTAATACTTTTGGAACGATAAGAGAGACCACGCAAGAAGAAATCATTGAGGACTTTAATAAAGCTGGTTACGATACTGTAATATTTGATGACGAAGAAAAAATTGCAGAATATAAAAAATATTATGCTGACGGTGAAGTGATTTGTACTTATAATAACCTTGCTGAACGTATGAGACAATATCATATGATAGTTGCGGTAAAAAAGGATATTGATAAGATACAACGGAGCAAAGCACCCCAGAGAGATGATGAGTATGGGACATCTATTCTTAATATTCAGATAGCTAAAAATGGAAGTCATATGTCTATTAAGAATAGATACAATCATACTGTAAATGAATGTGATAGTACACTTAATAATAACTTAGATATGTTAGTATTAGGGTTGCAAGCAAAAGTGTTAGGATATTACAACATAGCATCTTTGAATAATAATAAGTGTTATTACAACAGAATTGTTAATATAAATGGAATTTATCTGAAATATAACAGAGAAGCACACAATGTATATTTTGGAGATTTTGTTCTTGATAATGCAAATGGAGCAAGATTCACAGACCATAGTAAATATTATGTCAAAGTCAATGATGATTACTGGAACGAGCCTTATGTACTTGATTTTCAAAAGAAAGAAGTAATACAACTGTTTGACGTACGTTATCAAAATAGTAAAAGTGCATTGCTAATAAGGGCAATGAAAGAGAATTTATTAAACAGTGGTAACAAAGAGGAAGCAGATAATCTTAATATTATTTTCCCTGATGCAACAAAAGAATTATTACAGTACAGAAAAAAAGCATTGCAATACGTTGCGAATAACTATGGATACGATTTTCAAAAGCCATTTAAAGTAACTGGATTACTTGGAAAATTTACGGCGAAAAGCATTGAAAAAGCAACAGTGAGCAACTGCGGAATACTATTAATTTGCAAAGGGTCGAATGTTAAATGTGTTAGGTTGAACAAAGGGAAGTTTGATATAGATGCAAGAAACGGATACGAATATTCAATTGATTATTATTGCTCAAAAAAGATTTTTGAAACAGATAGAAAAAGTGGAAAGCTTGGAATGTTCATCATTCAACAAGATGACAAATATAAAAGAGTAGTAAAAAATACTTTTACTAATTCTTATTCTTTTAATAGAGATGAATTTGATAAAAGCGGTTGTAATATAACAAAAACAAGACGACAACTTGATAACCGTTTGTATAACTATAAAGCGAATAAACGCAAAAGAGAAGTTGATGCTATTAGTTATGAGAGCGAATTGAAAAACATCAAGGAAATGTTTTCAAAATTGAAATCAGAACTTATTCTTAAATTAAGTAAAACAGAGACGGTTGATGGATATGAAAAAATTAGAGATGTATTTGATTACACTTTTGTATTGATTGTAAAACGTATTAAATCCTTAGAAAATAAAATAATTCAAAATGGTTTTTGTTCCATAAAAGAAGCGACTGACAGTATTACAATTTTGAAAAATGATATTACAGACAAAATGAAGAAAATTGAGGGTTGAGAGATATGCAAACATTAGAAGATATATTGCGAGAACTGGGTAGTACAAAACCATTTCTTAATGAAGTGATCATTAATGAAGACGGAACGAGAGAGCCGTTTACAAAGAGCGGAAACAAAGCATATAGTAAACTTATTGAAATTATATATGCGGTGGGCGATTTAACTAATAGAGATATGAATGATATTGTTGAAGAACTTGATGATATTGCAAATCAAAGATTTTAAGAATGGAGTGATTAATTATGACGAGAATTTTTAAAGATATATTTGGTAACACAGCTTGTATCACAAGAAGATTAGGTTTTCCACATAGAGATGCAAAAAATAAAATATATGGTTACAAATTAACTTTATCAGCCGATTATAACGGTGGAGATGTGTATTTTGTAACTATTTATCCATCAGAAGAAGATGCTTTAAGACAATTACGAAAATTTAGTTGTAACACATGGCAAGAACAAACGAAACGACAATTTCAGACGATATAAAGGATGATGATATTATGAGAACTTTATTTTTTGAACAAATAACTGATGATAGGTTTGACAGCAATATCAAAGAATTGCTTGAAAAAAGAATTAAAAAAATAAAAGAACTGCTGGATATAGAAGGTGTAGAAGTTATTGTATCTGATATAAGGAATATACATTTTGATGAATATACGGAGTATAAATCAGATGGAAGTATTTTTTATCAAGTGAGTCCGAATAATCAGTGTAGGTGTAATTTTCAAGTAAGAAAAACAACACGAAAAGTAACATGGAACGATATTTATGGTCTTATAAATAGCGTTAAAGCAACACACTATACTTTGAGATAATTAAGAGAAAGGCGGTTAATATTATGTCAGTTGATTGGGGTTATTTTGATAAATTTGAATGGGCAGATGAGAAATATTTGCCTTGTCGGGGAGAAGGAGAAACGAAAGCAACACAAATTGTAACAGCTATAAATAAATTGGTTTATAAGTGGTATAATGACGGCGATGTGTTTGATAACACACATTATCTTGTTGGTTGGTGGAACAACCTATCATCTTATGCGAATTGGTTGGAACACCATACAGATAAAGCAAGTGACATTTTGCATAAAATATCAAAATGCTATGACGATGGGGATTATGAAGATTTGTTAAAGGAATTAGCCGACATCTTACTTGACGAAAATTATCTTGAAGAACAAGATAAAATTGGGAAAGAAGGTACTATATATCAATGTTGGGGTAGCTTTGAATATGTTGAAATAGATGACGAAAATGATAAGTGGTAAAAGCATGAAATTTAAAAGGAGAGAATATTATGCACATACATACAATGGATGAAAACTATGACTACAGAATGAAACGTCTTGTAGAAAAATTTGTACAAGACTATGAGATTGCAGAAAGAGATCCAACGGAATTACAAGATAAAATATGGATGGAATATGCAGAAAGCTTTGGCAGAATGGTATTAGAAGATATGATTGAATATGCCGGCGATGAATTATTTGAGATTTAGGGAGTGCTTATATATGAAAACAGAAATAAGAACACAAATACAAGAAGTTCTGGTATATATAGCAGATGACGGAACAGAATTTAATACAGAAGCAGAGTGTTGGGAGTACGAGGTACAGAATAAGAGAAAAACACAAATAGAAAAGGCGGAGAAATTGCGTATAACAGAGTTAGACGATGTAATACCTTTAATTAATGAAGATACATCTGTCGCTTATGTATATCGTTGGTATAAGTTGACAAATAAAAAAGATTTCAAAATTGTTGATGAAGCATATAATTGTGGTTGGGATTTTGCAGAGCCTTTAAAATATCCTTCAATAATGTGTGTGGAATCATATAGTGAGGGGTATTATGGGGATGCTTATAATTATCTTTTATCCGATTGTAAACAAGCAACGGAAAAGTTTTGGAAACAGATGGGATATAAGGTGACGATTGAGAAGGAGGATTAATATTATGAACACAGACAAATTAAAACAATATCTTGACGAATTATCGGACGGAACGGATTTTTCATTTGAAATATCAGAAGCAACAGATGAAACGATTGAGTTGTATATGCAAGGTGATAATCCTTGTTGTGAAGATTGGTGTATTGAATTTACAATAGACAATCCAACGACAAAGAAAGAATTAACTAAAATTTTGGCTAATAAGATATTGGAACTCTATGAGATTTTTGATGTAGAAGAAGAAACATATCTTATGTTGGAAGCAAAGAGAAACGGGTTTTCGGGAGTGCCTGATGTGGTTGACCTTGTACATAATGAAGAATATAAAGAGAACGCATTAAAAGAATTTGCGGAAAAGTTACAAAATTTGTACAATAATTTAGGCAAAGAGGAAACAGACACAATGAATAAACAGCAATTTTTTGAGTATATTCAAGAAAATTTCAACATTGACGGTGCAAGTCAAAGATTAATTTTGAATATTCTTGATTACGTAGAAGCAAATTATTCTGAAGAAAATGAACAGTATAATGCGTTGGTTTCATTACTTGATGGTACTATTGGATTGGAAGATGCAGAACTGAAAAAAGTGCATATGTAGATTGGAGTGATTATAATGGAATTGCATTTATATTATCTTGATAGGAAATGGACGAAACGTAGAGATTGTGGTCATCATTATAATCTTGTTGTCGATTTAGACAACAAAACATACAAGATATATGTCAGTCCTTTTTATGGGTATGAACGCTCAAACGATATAGAGGTCAAAAGAAAATCGGATATTATAGATTATATTGAATATTTAAAAGAGAATGGGTTTGTAGATACTGATGAGATTTATTGTGGATAAAATAAGAAATTTATAAAAAGATAGGAGGTATATGTTGTGAATTATACCATAGATGAAGTCAAAAATATTTTAGCAAGTAAAAAGTCGCAAATATGCAATTTAGGTATATCGCATACGGTTTTAACAGTAATACAAGATTTATTAGAATATCAGACACCTAAAAATCCATTGCCAAATGGAACGCATAAAGGCTTTAATAATTACTGTTGTCCGTCTTGTAAGCGTCCATTATCTGCAATGTGTGAAGATTTTCAAATGCCATATTGTGAAAATTGTGGTCAGAAAATAAATTGGAATATGAAACGATGATTTGATTAAGGAGGAAAAGAATGTGTTATTTTTAAGAGAGCTTATTCAACAAAATGGACATAAACTTGTGCGATATAACGAAGCAATTGCAGGACATATTTATATGAGTGTTTTTAATTATAGTGAAAAACATGGTGGAACATTCGATAGTTTTAAGTATTATTACGATTACGTTGTTGATATAACAAAATAAGAACGATGATTTGGATAGGAGTGATTATAATGAAATGTAATTATATTGAATATCACAGATTAACAGATCAGATGTTTTCTGGCGTTGCACAAACAGATACACACTTAAATCAGTATACGGAGATTTTAAGACAGTATCTTATAAATGGTGGTGCAGCAAACACAATGTTGAAACTTGGTATTGGAATACAAGTCACAACTAAAAGATTTATGTTATTACCTAAGGAAGTTGTTATGAGAAGATTTATATGGCTCAAGGGTAGTAGAAAGGGAGAATTATTAGATAGAAATGAAATAGAAGCAATTGGAATGTTTCTTCCGGGTGGTGCTTTATATGGAAAAGAAGATAATTACATATGGGATTGAATCAACGATTTCAAGAGAAAATAAATAATAATTACAAGGAGGAAAAATATGTTAGCATTTGATTTAGCAGAGAAAAACAAAAAATTAGCCGCTATTCAGTATATAAAACTATTAGGGCTAAAAAATCCTGAAAATGTATTGCGTGAAGGTATCTATTATTCTCATATAAACGCAAGAGGCAAAAAACGATTATTGCTTCCTTGTATATCTTTTTCTGAATATGAGAAAAAGAATAAGGAATATCTTAATACCAGAATGCAAAAATGTCTTGGTTATTATGTATTAGAAATAATTGAGTGAACTACCACATACCTTTATGGTAGTTTCAGAAGATGCAACTATTGAATTTTAATGAAACAAGAGTTTTTTTAGATAAGGAGAAGATTATGAAAGTAAATTTTGATATTACTAAAATTGTGTTTACACCATCATGCGATAATTATGATTTTACATTAGGTATTACGAGAGATTATAAAGGTAATAAATGCTATTTAGGAATAGATATTCCATGCAAAGACGATGCAGAATGGAGATTTTGGTTGTTATTTGAAGATGATAATGATGCTTGGAATATTTCTAATGAAGATAAAGAGTACGTTAAGCAGAAAGCAATAAAGCATTGTTTATCTAATGGATATTCATACAATGGAAAATATTTTGAAAAGAGATAATTAAGCGATGATTTACTAAGAAAGTGGGGTAAATAATATGGTAAGAAAAATTAATAACGGGTTATATAAAGTTAATACATATGCTTCTGCACACATTATTGAAGTAGATGATAATTATGATGAAGAAGTACAGAAACTAAGAAAAGAAATCCAACTTGACAGTATTGGATACAAATTGAACTTATTTGTATATCTTGCCACATTAACGGTACAAGGATATGTAATTTCAAGCGTAACAGAATTTAATATTGATGGAAGTAAGCCTAAAGTTGCTTATGCAAGTAATAAAGATTTCAAGAAAATTGTTAAGTATTATTTTGAAAAGAAAGCATAGGAAACGGAAAATTCATGGTTCTAAATACGCATATTATTGTGATATTTTTGGATTTTAAAATAGAATTGGAGGACGATTTTATGATTAAATTTATAGAAAAAGAAAGATATTATGATGATAGTCCATATACAGGAAGTTGCTATTATTACCCTACATATATGGTAAAAGATAGAAAAAATTCTTTGTATTCAATCGAAGAGATCCTGACGATGAATGGAAGATAAAAGAGAATGAAAAAAGAAAAAATCAGTTGATAGAAAACGAAGGGAAATATTTTAAGTTTAACGGATTTTATGATAATCCACTAGAAATGTTGAAGAAGATTATTGAAAGAAAACATCATTTTACAACACCAAAGAACATGTACTATGGTAATTTAGATACACATAGATATATAGATTTCCATGGTAATAGAAATGAAGTCAGTGCAGCTTTCCATTATAGAATTTATGATATAGAGTTAGCATGTATAATTCAAAAAGTTGTTAAGCTAATCAATAGTGAAGATTGGAGCATGGCAAAAGTAATATTGAATAAAAAACAATGAAAAGCACATTTCAAAGAAAGGAAAATAAATATGAAAATTGGAGATAAAGTGATTGTAAAAAATAATTTAAGAGAAGAACTACGAAAATTAACATTTGATGAGACGACTTGTGAGGCTATGGAAGCCCGTTTTGTCGGAACAACATGTGAAGTATTTGATTTATGGAAAAATGAAGATGGACAAGAATATGCAACAGTCGATTTATGTTGTGAAATTCCTGTTCAGTGTCTTGAGGTGATTTAATGAGTAGAAGAGAAATTTATGCATGTGATTGCTGTGAAAATGAAATCATAATTAAAATTTGCCAAAATAAAAAAAGACAGATTTCAAGATAAGATTGAGGAGGATTAATATGGAACAGTGGGATGAGGAAGAAGTATGGGATGCAATTTCAGTTATATCTTCAATACGAGCAAAATGCAGTGTGTTTAAGAGAGAACAACGCTCTAAATATCATGCATGTAGTATGGCAATAAGAGCCTTGCGCGAGGTTATCGGTGATCCAGCGGCTATGGATAAAGTAACTGATAGCAGTTTAATATATGAATTAGATAGCAGAGGCTATAATGTAGATAATTTGATTGAAATTTTACATAAGATTAAGTCTTGAAAGCAAGGTTTCAAGTCCTTTATATGGGACATAAAAGGGTGTAGAATGTATGTATAATAAAAAATATCACAGAATTTTGTTTAAAAATAGCAAATAGTGGTATATATTAAATGAAAGGTAAATATAGAAAGAGGAGGGATTAATCATGATGGATTCAATGGAAAGCTTTGGTGTTGGGCTATTAGTATGTTTGGGTATAGGTCTTGCATATTTTGTGATTAAAATTATACCATACTTACTATTTGGATTTGATGATACAGATGATAACAAATAATTTACAATGTAAATAAAGAAAGGAAGTAATTTGAAATGGAACTTTTATTAACAATAGGTATGATAATCGGAGCATATATTTTATGCCATCTTGACGAATGGAGATCGGATAATAGAATGACTCCGCCGGGATATGAACATGATTATAACAAGGCAAATTATGACCTTGTTACGAAGGGAAAGCAATATTATTATCAACAGCATTTACAAGGCAAATATGATAAAAAGATAGACGATAAAAACAAACATTGATATATTTTACACTAAGAAGATACTTGCTATAGTGAGTATCTTCTTTTTGTGTACGGAGAATATATTATTGAGGACGGTGAGATTTATGTGTTATAAGATTGAAGCCCAAAAGAGGTTGGAGGTAAAGCTAAATGAAAAGCTACAAGATGTTCCGAATATCATTAAGGACTTTTTGATAACTTTTAAAAGTAGTCGGACGAAAAATGTTAATTGGTCTTGTATTAAAGATATGTTTGAATTTTTTTTGAAAAACAATATAATACAGAAGGATAGTATATCAAATATCGATGCAGATGATTTGAAACAAATATTGCCGATAGATATAATAAAATACTTGAATGGTCTAACATATACCCATAAGATGTCAAGTATTAGAACGCAAAAAGCGATTATCAGTAGCTTTTGGACATACTTAGAAGCGAGTGGAATATGTGAAAATAATATTGTTTATAAAATACCAAAAAAACTATATAGAGTAGAAAAATCAAATGTAGATACGAATGTAAAAATTCCAACACAAGAAGAACTCATTGCTTTTGAAAAAAATGTCAAAGATATTCCTAATGAATTTACAGAATTTAGAAATCTGACAATCATTAAGTTGTTCTGTGGAAGTGGAATTCGTTCAGAAGAATTAATTGGTTTAGATATGAAAGATGTTTTTTTGCAAGAAGAATCCCCTTATATTATGGTGTGGGGCAAGGGGAATAAGGAAGTACAGGACAGAGTACCTTTGTCTTATGAGGCAACAGACTACTTGACTGAATATTTTGAGTATCGTAAGTTATTCATTGAAGAAAAGAAGGAACAAAATAAAAGCATTGATGAAACACCTGTCTTTATCTCAAATAAAGGTGAAAGAATAAGTAAGGGTGCTATTGATGACTTTTTTAAACGATATAGCAATGATATGATTACTCCACATATGTTACGACATTGGTGTGGGTCGCATTTATATGAAGATACGAAAAATATTAAATTAGTACAAAGAGTGCTAAGACATAAAAATATAGCTGTGACAGCTGAAAATTATGTTCACGTTTCAGATGATGAAGTAGATTCGGCAGTCAAGATGTTACGTACGGACAGACAAAATGTTGGACAATGTAATCAATCAAATCAACAACAATTTACAGGGTTGATGTAATGATATATTTAGTCGTTAACTATTCAACATCAATATGGTAAAATAAAGGAAAGATTAAGAGGTGATTAAAATGTTATATAAGATAATTGCGGTAAACAAAGATGGTTCTACTTATAAGCATGAAGAAATTGTGGAATCTGATAGTGAGTATTCCGCTTTGCAAAGTATGTTATACCAAAATAAATTATATCATAATTTAGACTTGTCAAATTGTGAATTGACTGCGACTCCAGTTACAATTAAATCAATCACATTCGTTGATAATAGTGAATATGATCCCGATAAATGTAGGAATGGAGGGGCTTATTCATTTTCGTGTAAATATATAAGAGAAAAATCTAATTCTGATAAATGGATTCGCAAATGTGGAACGAGTGCTGATTTTGCATATTGTGAACGCTGTGGTACTTTCAATCATAGTACATATGAATGTGATAATGATGAATATATTATAACAACTGATGAATTATTATATAAAATGGTTAACTACAAAGAAGATGATGAACATTTTGTGAATATAAGTTATTGTGAATGTTAGAATGGCAGGGAATATATTATGGGAGATAAAATTGCACCATTAATTTTGACTCAAAAAATCAATAAGAGATATCCGAATGTTTGGAAACAAGTAGAAGATATGAGAAAAATGAATGGTAAAGAAGTTAATTGGGATGCTCGCTGCTATGTGCCTATAGGTGTGGGTATTGCTATTGCAAGTGGCGGGAACGATAATATCCATTTGGGCATAATATCAGAAGCCAATATAATTGTCGCAACTGCTACATGGAGATTGTATAAACAGATCTTCAGCTTTGATAAAGATATGGAAGATGTTCTTACTGAACAAGGCAGTGAAGATTTAATTATACCAATCGAAGTTTTAAGCAATCTTCCATATCCCTGTATTTACATAGCAGTAAATGATGATGAGTATGATGGATTTTTCGTTTACTTTGAATCGGATACTAACAACGGAGAATTGGAATTGCGATTCTTGTTTATAAATAATGACTATTCAGTTATGCCTATTTCTTTATATCTTATAGAAAATGGTACAATCAAAGACGGAATTGATCGAATGTTACAAGAAGTAGAAAAGAATTCATCAAAGAATTTTGTTGATAAAGATTATATTGATTTTGTAACAAACTTAATAACATCAAAATTGCAACTTGTGTTATATATCTGTGCACAGAACAGTGAAATTACGGAAGATGAACGACAAAAATATATAACTCGCAAGCCCCAAAAGAAGGAATATATAAAAGATAAATATAGAGAAATTCAAAAATGGAATTGTGGTACTCAAACCGGAAATATTATTCGTGCAATGCGAAAACAAAACACAAAATCTCATATTGTTTATAATAATTCTGGGGTGGAAGCACATGGTTCTCCGAAACGCCCACATACACGCCGTGGACATTGGCATCATTACTGGAAAGGAGAGAGGGGTTCAAGTCATAGAAAATTAATTTTAAAATGGCTTGCACCAATATTCATAAAAGGATATGATGTAAATGATAATGTTGTAACTACAAATGTATTCTTAAAAGAAAATGGAAAGGTGTGAAATAATGATGTATACAGTAGAAAATTTAGAGGCGATGGGTAGTGTATATGCCCAATTAACTCAGCTAAAAGGATTTAACGATCCATTCCAAGGGCAATGTGATATGTTCCCTATGAGAAGTATCACAACAATGATTAAAAGAACAATGCCTTATATCTCCGATGAATTAAATCAGGAAATCGGAGAATTAATGGACACGCTGGATGCAAATGAAATAGACGAACTCATAAATAAACCTGTTCCAATGACACTTAGAATGAGCTTTTGGACAGGATATAATAAGAAAGTTTGATTGTTTGGCAAAGGAGATGATATAATGAAGAAAAGACTGTTATATTGTTATACAAACGCATATGATATGTTGGTATCTATAGACGAAGAAGATAATTGTAGATACTTAATTAACAATGGAGATTTTCCGAGTACAGAAGATAGAGAAAATGGGAATAAAGTTATTGACTTTTTACAAAGTGTAGAAGATGATTCTTCTTGGGAGGACGATTGCTCAAAAGAGGAATTATTAGAAGATGAAACAACTATAATCATTGCTGAAATCGAAAAAGAACTATAATATTGACGAAAAATATCTTCTTTGGTATAATAGATATATTATATTGTAAGGGAGATAACCAAATGTTCAATAATGAACAAACATATGATGAGTGGGAGGCGGATTGCTTAAACAAGGCAAAAGAGATTCTCACCGATAATCAAGAAGTTAATCAAAATCAGAAAATAGAGACGACAGCGAATTGACTGTCGCCTTTATTTTTTTGTGTGAAATTTAGTCTAATAATAGTAATGTGAATGATACTATGTCAAGTATCACCGTGAGAATACAGACAGAAATCATTATATTAAAAATCATTTTTGGTTTAATTAATTTGTTATGTAAATAATTCCAATATTCTTCTGCGTAAGCTATTGGAATTTCAGCAAATACGGATAAATCTTTAGCATTTTTTAAATATGTAGGTAACTTGTTTTTTGGTGCGATTAAAAGACAAGCCATTAAATTTGCTTCTTGCTCTTCTTGTAGAGAATCGGAAGTATGCCCTAATATATAGTGTGCGATCTCGTGGAATATGTAGAAACGCCAATACATAGACGTTTCATCAAAGTAAATTATATATGAAGGCACTTTACCTGATTCCTTGTAAAGAATAGCAGGAGTAGAGATTAATGGATTTGCACCGGCAAAATCTTCTACTGCTTGAGATTTAACCTTGAATGGAATTTGTAAATGAGTACACAATAGAAATGGATTACAAGGGAAACTTGTAAATTGTTTTGTGTAAATTTGTGCAATTTCGAATAATTGTTTAAAACTTCTCATCTTCGACACCTGTCATTGGCAAATGAGCCAACCCTTTCATATAAATTAATGCAAATTCTTTTGATTTTGAGTCTAAAAGATTCCATAATGATAGAACGTCTTGTTGCTCAGAGGGCAAGACATTATTATCCACATTGTCTTCAATTCCAGCAAAAAATTGAGAAAGTGAAATATTTAGACCGTTACAGATTTTCATTAAATTATATATTGTCGGGACGTGTCTATGTTTAATCATATTATTGAGTGACGAATAAGGCATATCAGACATTTTTGCAAGCCTATATATAGACAGATTTCGTTGCTTGCAAATCTCCATAATGTGCTGGTTGACTATAAATTCATCCATAGAGATCTATTCCTTTACTAATAAGATTATATCTTATTGTGTCCAAAAAACGTAGATGTATTCTATGGCAATAATAGTGTTGAGTTTGGTAGTAAAAGAGCAACCACAAATGATTGCAAATAAAAAAGCAACCGATTGAGGTTGCTTTAGTTATATTGTTCAATCGCATTTTGAATTAAATCTAATATTGCATCAGGAATATTTTTTTCAGCGATTTGCTTTAACAAATTTTCTTTTTTTGCGGAGATATGTTCTCCACCATACGCAAGGTAATTTTTATCGTTATTAATATTATGAAAAAAATTAATAATTTCACAATTATAGATGTTGGACAAACATTGTAGAGTATATAAGGGAGGTGTTTGTAATCCATTCTCATATTTTGCAATGGTTGTTCTATTTGCACGTATTTTATATTTATCTACAAGAATATCAGCAACATTATCTTGTGTCAACTTTGATTTTTTTCGCGCCAAAAATAATTCAGAAGCAAGGAAATTTTTATATTTTTCTTCGGTTAGCAATAAAAAACACCACCTTAAATATTACAATATCGTTACAAAATGTTCTAAAATGTTGACAAACCTAATTTAAAATAGTAATATATGTTCTGAAAAGAATACATAAACTGATTATAATGTTCCAATATAGAATGTTATTATACATCAGTATCTTTGATGATTTTTCTCACTAACCCAAAGATACGAACACGAGTAACATCCTTACCCTCAAAACGTCTTGGGGAATACATTGGATTTAAACTTTGCAGTTCAATCCAATTCGCACCGTACATTACTCGTTTGATGACACCGTTGTCATCATCAATTAAAGCAACGGCATAACTACCACTGTCAACGGATTGTTGATAGCGGACAAGTGCAAGGTCTCCTTCTTCAAACTTGGGGATCATACTGTCTCCCTTGACACGAAGTAATACGTGTGGTTCATTGCCACTTAACCAATTAAGTGGGACGTATTGTGTGCCAATTATTTCATTGTCGGCATATTTACCATAGCCTGCCGAAACTTCACCCAAGATAGGGAGTTCAATCATTTGATTATTATTTTGTGGCTCGCCAAGCAAATATTCAACGGAAACGCTAAAATAGTTTGCGATGATTTCTATTTTTTCACGAGAAACGGATGTCTTGTTGGACATTTGATTGATGTAATTGACACCCAAACCACATTCTTTGCATAATCTACCGATAGAAATGTTATTGTCCTTTGCAAGTTGCTTTATTCTACTTGCAATCATTTGTGGATTTTGCATAAATTACACCTCTGTTTTTTGTAGAATACCACAATATCACGCTGAAAACGTGAAAATTAGTTGACATTCACGTTAAAGCGTGATAATATGGTTTTGTTGATTTTTCAAAACAGAATATTTCGAATTAGTTTAATATCCCCATATTAAATTAATTTACCCTTTTGAAATGTGTTCCCCAACACGTTTATTTCATAATGGATAAAAGAAATATCCTTGCTTTTTATGTGTTTATTATAGCACATTATAAGGGGAATGTCAATCATATTGACGTAAATTTTGTAAAGAAAATGTAATAAAAGAAAAGAAATTGTAACAAGAAGAGAGGTGATGAAAGTATGATTTCAATAATTCAAAAACCAGTCAGTTTTAAAATACGGCGTAAGTCAGATATTAAAACATTCAAAAATGTTTGTTTGTGTAATGGTTCAAAGTACATAATTAAAATCAATCCGAATTATATCTTCATGTTAGAGAAAATGGAGAATAATATAACAGGAACTATTAAACAAGGTGATTTATTCAATATTTTCAATCCTGAAATTCAGATTGATGTGGATGAATGGGGTTGGAAATTGCGGAAATATATCAACAAAAAATATTTTTCGTAGAGAATATTATATTGAGCGTTGAAATGAAACACTCACCTATACGGTTTATACTTTTCCGAGCGGAAAGACAAAAAAGTAGTTTTGCTATGTATATGATAAAGGGAAGGATGTGAGATGAATGTATCTAATTGGCTTGGCTATAACAGGTGTCGGCATTGGCATAGTGTTGGTATACAAATTACAAGATTATTAGTGAAGAATGATCGTAAAAAATCAGGACAAGGAGTGTAAAAGAGTGAATGATGATGAGAAAGAAACTTTAAGAAAATATTATCTTGACAATGAAATGAGCGAATTGAAAAAGATTGCTAATCCAATCATCAAGCAAAGAAACTTTCCTATGATGGAACATGATGATTTATATTCTGATGCAATGAAAGTTGTGGAGGAAAGTCTTGCGAGTTATGACGAAAACAGAAATTGTTCATTTAAAACATTTCTTGTTGGGAATATCAAACGTTCATTTTATGATTACAGAAAAAAGGGCAATCAATGGAAACGACGTAATCTTGAAACTGAAAACGGCATATTGAAAAAAGATGAGAACGGGCATACAATTCCTATTCAAAATGTTTCATTGGATGCCGAAACAGAAGATGGGATTAGTTTGGCAGAAAAAATTCCTTATATAGAGAATAATACTGATGAGGAAGAGCTATCTCCACAAATGGAGGAATATCTAAATGGGCTATCAAAAGTTCAAAGAAAAATTCTTATCCATTTAGCAGATGGATATAAAAAAGAAGAAATTATTGATATGTTAAATATTGATGATTTTTTATACAAAGATAGTATTATGGCAATTAAAGATGAAAAAAATAAAAGAAAAATACGAATGCTTATTAGGAGGTAAAATAACATGGATGGATATAGAATTGAAAGATGGTCGGTAGAACAATATATGGACGATGTACATACACAAATAATACAGCCTGAACCAACAGTACAACGTGGTTGGTCTTGGACAAAAGAGGCTTTAAACGGACTAATATGGTCGGCTGTCAGTGGGATAGTTTTTATTCCAAATTTAATTCTTGCTGAAACAAAGTCTGAATCCGGTATAAAGTCTACATATATTGTAGATGGTGGTCACAGAACAGAAGCCTTGAGAAGATTTAGATATGGTGAATATAAAGTTACTAATGAAATTCGTGAACCTATAGTCAGATATAATAGGAAGAAACTCAATGAAGAAGGTAAAGTGGTAAAAAATCAATATGGTGAGATTATATGGGAAACAGTCGAATATGATTTGAGAGGTAAAACATATGAAGACCTTCCAACGGAATTAAAACGACAGTTGAACAAAGGTCAGTTAGCGGTAACAATTTATCAAAATTGTGAACAAGGAGATTTACCCACACTTGTTAACATTTATAATAATCACATTGCAATGAATGCTTCACAGAAAGCCCTTACGTATGTAGGAAATTTTGCAAAAGAAATAAGAAAAATAAAAAATACCAATGAATTTTTGAAAGACGGTACAATTTTAACAGAAAAACAAAAGAATGGCGGAATATGGGAAAGAGTTATTTCAGAATGTGTTATGGGTGTGTATCATTTTGATAATTGGAAAAAAGCTCCTAAGAAAATATGTGATTATTTGAACTTCAATTCTACAATGGAAGAATATCAACAAATTGAACAGTATTTTAACAGGATTGCTCCATATTCAGATAAACTTGAAAATAGAAAAGTAGCAGATTTATTCACATTAAAAGATACAGTGGTATGGATAATGGCATTTGATAAATTTGATAAGCTTGGCTTAGATGATAAGAATTTTGGAGAATTTTTAAATGCTTTTGAGAGCATGAGAAACAAAGAAGTGAATGGCGTTACTTGGGAAGAACTCGATGAAAACAAAAGCACTAAAGATAAGAAGGTTATTAAAAACAAAGTAGACCATATTCTATATTTAATGAAAGAATTTTTGGGTATTGAAGATAATGATGCATTGTCAAATGAAGAAAATGTTAAAATGACAACTGAAAATAAAAATATTATTAAAGAAGAAAATATTGAAAGTGATGTTTGCAACAATACTCAAAACAGTGTACAGGAAATAGAGAATAATATATTAGAAGGAATTGAGCAAGAAGATATAGAATTTTACGAAACAATGATTGAGGACGTGTTGCCAAGTAATTCCGAACTGGCACAAAAAGCACACGACGAATTAGTTAAGCTGATAGATTATTCTTGTGAAAAAGATTATGATATGGCGTTAGAAAAATGGTTAAAAACGATAGACGAAAGTGTATTAATTTCGAACAATAAAACAGAGAACTATAATAATATGAAGAAACTTTTCATTGAGTATATGCTTAATCAAGAAAAAAATGTGGCGTAAAGGAGAGTGATACAAATGATATTTATAACAGGAGACACGCATGGAGATTGGAAAAATCGGTTTAAACCTGAATGTTTCCCAATAGGACAAAGTTTAAATAGAAGTGATTATGTTATTGTGTGTGGTGACTTTGGTTATTGGCACGATACGGATATTGAAAGAAATAACCTTGATTGGCTTGAAAGTCAACCATGGACTACATTATTTGTAGACGGAAACCATAGTAACTTTGACCGACTAAAGAAATTGCCGGTTGCAGAATGGAACGGAGGAACAGTACATAAAATCCGTCCACATATAATTCACTTGATGAGAGGACAAGTGTTTACTATTGATGGTAAAACGTTCTTTACATTTGGTGGAGCACAATCTCATGATATACGAGATGGTATATTGGAAACTGATGACCCGAGAATTGCGGAATGGCAATATGATTATTGCAAGATGTTTCGTATAAATCATATATCATGGTGGCAGGAAGAGTTACCTTCTCAAAAGGAAATGGACGAAGGTATTGAAAATTTGGCTGAATACGGCAATAAGGTGGATTATATTATCACACATTGCCCACCGACAAAGATTTTAGATGTAATGAATATGAGTAGAGGTTTCTTTGATAAATTGAAACCAGATAGATTAACGGATTATCTTCAAGAAATTCAAGAGAATATTCAATACAAGGGATGGTATTGTGGACATATGCACGAGAATAATCGTTACAAAGATGATATAAATGTTTTGTATCATAACATTATAGAGATTGGTGGCGATGCTCAATGATATATGTAATCACTAATGGAGAACAATATATTAGAACCAATCCAAATGGGCGATTGGCATGGTCGGGTAATCCGACTTTAGCCAACTCGTTTGAGACCTTCCCAGCTGCATTGGGTTTCTTAAAGACTAAAAGAGTACAAAATTTCTTGAAAGGGAATTCAAGAAGAAGTCGTGTTGTCGAATTGACAGATGGTTATATGCCCGTTGAAAAACCAGAGGATTGTCACGAGGAAAATTTAAATGATGTTGATGATATTAAATCAATGGACATAGACAGATTGTTAAAGACACCGCATTTACCAGATGAATATAATCCATATACTTACTATGGAGATATTGAATTGGATTTGGAGAATATAGCGAATGTATTGCAATCAGCGAACAAAATACTTTCAAATTTGGATAGATATTATGAAAGTATAAAATATCTTGAAAGAGAAATGGATTTAAGAATTTTTGATATCAGACATACTCTTGTAGAGGATGAAACAAAACTGAGTGGTGTTGCAATGCAACGTGGAGGATATTATGGACAACAAGTAGATCAATATAGAAAAAAGATTAAACGAAATAGACTTATTCTTGAGTTAATTAAAGATGACATAAATAAAATTAAAGATAAAAACTTATCAAACGAAATACATAAGATTATGACTACGCCACATAAACCAAGAAGAATATCTAAGAGTTTATTTATAGATTATTGTAATGGAAAGTACAGAAAGGAGAAAAAACATGAAACAAAAAGAGTATCAAAAACTATTAGAACTGGTGTGCAATAAACAAGACAGCTTATTGGCACATGGATTGTGGGATAGTGAAGAATACAAGTTGATGGAACATCTTAAAGTCAAACTAAAGAAGAAAACAAAAAAGAAATAAGGAGAATATAACCATGAAAGAAGTATTAATGTTACTATTGGCTATGATAATAGGTTTCGCCGGTGGAACAGGAATGTTTGCGTTGATTTTGCATTATTGTAATGGTAACGAAAAATCTGTTTCAACGGAGATTGATGATATTGACGAACGTGTAGAAATATGTGCTGAGAGTTTTCAAGGTTTGTCAAATGCTTTTAAAACGATGGGAGAAAGTTTTAATAAAGGTATTGTCAAATTTGTAGGAGATAGCGACAAGATGACGGAAGAAGAATTTAAACAAGCGTTGAGAAAAAAGAAAGGAATGTGATTAATTATGATACAGATGTATAGAGCTAAAGCGATAGAAACAGGAGAATGGATAATAGGATATATTTTTAGAGGATATAGAGATAAAGATGTAAAAGAGAAAGTATTTATTGTTCCTGAGAATTATATTGAGACATATTCGGTTGACGAAGATACTGACCATTTAACTATGAAAGTCGTTGAAGTCGACAAGGCTACTATTTGTGAAAATTCAAGTATCGTAGACCGTCTTAATGATGATATATATGAATGGGATATTGTCAAGTGTGTAACTGGAAGTAAAGGATTATATCTTGTGCGTTATGGTAATTATAGCTTTTGTGGCGGTGATTATTTTGGATGGTATCTTGAGGGAAAAGAATCGACTATGGGTATGCCGTTTACAAGACCTATAACATCGGAATGCTATATTATAGGGAATGTATTTGACAATGAAGAAGTTGCAAATCAGTTATGTTTGGGCGATTTATCAGAAGAATATTTATGTGAACGAAACAACATAGATTATAGGTTTTTCATGATATGATATTAAAAAAAAGAGGGAGGAATGTGATTAATATGAGTACACCGATAATCAACCCTTGGATAATATATCTGATTAGTCTATGTGACAATTTAAAAGTGATTTCAATTATAGCTATATGTATAACGGTAGTTGTCGTTATAATCATTGGATTACGTTGGGTTTTTGACGAAAATGATTGTTGTGATGAAGAAGATGCAAAGGCAATACGACAATATTATATGAAATGGATTAAAATACCTACCATTGTATTGATATGCAGTTTGGTGTTCGGTATTGTATTGCCGAGCGAAAAGACTTGCTACACAATGCTTGTCAGTTCTCAGTTGACGGAGGAGAATATTCATAATGTTGGTGACAATGCAAAAGAGGTTGTTGACTATATATTTGAGAAGATAGAAGAAGTGCAATCTACGGATGAAGAATAAGGTTATTGTGATAACAAGCATAAATAAATGTACTGAAATGTTTTGAAAGGTAGGGATAATAATGAATTTGATTGAGCGGATTAAAGAAAAGAAATGTGAAAACCAAGAAGAGAGGTTTTATCAATATATAGACAATGCAAAGTACGATTTAAAAAGCGCAATAAACATTGAAGAAGTGGAATTTCGTTATGTAAAAATGCTCGGTGCTTTGGATTTAGCCAGAGCCGTAGATTTGATTGATACATGCAAACAAGTTGAGATGGAAGATGAGATTGAGGATATTATGAAAAGGGTTCGAAATATTATCCGATATGAGCAAAGTCCTGAATTGAAGAATGCGGAGGAAAAGTAAATGAAAAGAAGATTTATAAAAATAATTGGAATATTGATGATGTTTTGCATAGCAGTAATGCTGACGGCGTGTTCGGAGGCGGAAATGGTAAACTACAATATGTCAAAACAGGCAGATTATTTTGAATGCGAACGAAAAATCACCGTTTACAATGCACGAACAGATAATATCGTGCTTGAGGCGGAGGGATATATGAGTATATCCAATAATACAACTAACGAATTGGTGATAACTGTTAAAACGGGTGAGAATTCGTATAAAAAGAATTACGTGTATTTAAATGAATACACAATGTATGCGGTTGAAGATATTACAGGGACACATACAGACCCATATCATTACAAATTGTATTGGCACACGCACGAGGGTGTGAGCGTTGAGGTGAAATAAAATTAAGGAGGAACAGTAATGAAAGTAGAGTTGAAAGTGAACGGCAAAACCGTTCAAGTTGAAATACCTGAGGAACAGTTAAAAGAACTGGGAGTAATTAAGGAACGAAGCCGAACAGGCTATGAGAGAGTTAAAAAAGGTGAAATGTATTATTTAATTGATACAGAATACAATAGTATGTTGAAAATTACAGAGTTTAATAACCAAGAGGATGAGCAATGTTATAACACAGGCAATTATTACAATGATAAGGTGATTGCCGAGAACAATGCAAGAGCTGATAAGCTGTTACGTTGTTTAAGACAATGGCAGGCACAAAATGACAAGCCTATTTCTATGTCTGATTGGAAAAATGATAAAATCAATAAATATTGTATTGCATATAATTATAGTTTAAATGAATTAAACACAGGAATGGAACGGAAATTAAGACGACCAAATGCTATATATTTCTCAACATTTCAAAAAACAGAGGAAGCTATTGAAGTATTCAGAGATGAACTACTATGGTATTTTACTGAATACCAACAACGTCTTGATGAAGAATAAGGAGAGTGAACAAATGGGATATTATAGAGTACGTAAAAATTGGAACAATGGTAAGTGGGATAGTTCACAAATTTGTGCATATACGGATAAACAAAAAGCAATCCAAGAATGCACAGAAGAAAGGGTGCAACAGGGATATAAGGTGTTTGATCCAGATGGTAAAGTAGTTTATCCAATTACATTAGAAAAACAAACAAAGGTATTGAAGAACGATGGTGTTATTCCTGACGACGAAATTGAATATTGGAATGACATATTTAATAGGAAGAAACTCGTTCACTTGGACGATTTGAATGTGATTATTAACCGATATTCTAAACGATTGAATAAAAATGAAACAAAGATAGTTTCGCATAATGGTATTTGTATGTTGAGAATACCATCAAATAGATTCCAAATTAAATTGGTTGATAAATCAAAGAGCAACTTGGACGAAGATACATATTTTAATCTTGGTTATTTTGCAAACTTCAAAGAGGACGGAATTTTCTTTACTTTGCCAGTGGCAAACCTTGTAGCCGACACAGATGAAAACACACTTTCATCGCCATGTTTAAAATATTTGAAGGAACGAAAAGTCAAGGATAATAAGGTTTATTTCTATGCAAGTCAAAATGCGTCTGATCAGTTTAAGACAAAAGACGTGTCTACATTAATTATTTGTAATGACAATACAGTTTTTATTGATAAGTACAACAGTTTATATGATGAAGATGTTAAATATGCCGTTTCGGGTGCGCCGATTATAATTGATGGATTTAGAGCAACGACAGAATATTTGGACGAAGGTTGGGATAATTCGATAGTTAGACCAACTGTTCACGGATTTTTGGGTATCAAAGACAATTATATTTATTATTTTTACATTGAAACGAAGACCTCGAATTGTATCACAAGTGGAGAGGTTTACGACAAAATTAAAGACTGTGGATTTTCAGATGTTATTAAAGTTGATGGCGGTGGAAGCTTCTATTGTAAAATCAATGGAGAAATTCAAAAGAGTACAAGTGAGAATAGACAAATTAATAACATTGGTGTTGTGATGTAAGGGGAATAAGGTAGTATAAATGAGCGATGATATAGAATTGGTCAATGCTGGCGAGTATCTCAACAAATTATGTGCTGATATGAGTGCATCAAAATCATACTATTACGATATTCAATATACACTTTCGACAACATTATTGGAATATCGGTTAAAACATAGCTTGACCTCAAAAGATATGGCAAGTTATTTGGAAGTAAGTCCTTCAATGCTATCCAATTATGAAAGTGGTGATTATGATTTTTCTCTTTCTCAAATTTGTGATATATGTGAAAAATTAAATCTAAAACTTAACCTTTCGATTGCCGAAAATTAAACACAAAGGAGAATATTGTTATGATAACAAAAACTATGAAATTGTCGGATATAAAGATTTCGGATGCTTTTGCAAGGACTCATGTATCTGAAAGAAAACTTCAGAAATGTAGGAATTATTTTGATGTATTTGGAAAAGCCGACCGAGATATTGTACTTTCTTCAAATAATATTTTGATTGATGGATATATTATGTATCTCGTTTATAAGGAGAATAATATAGAGGAAGTTGAAGTCAAGGTAAAATCTACTTATAGAGATTATCCAACGACTTATATCTATGGTAAACACGTTAATGGTAGTAATAAAGTGTATGTTTGGAGAATTCCGCATGATAGAAAATACCATTGGGATAAATTTGTTACGCTGATTGAACCTGGCGATATTATTTTGTGTAGAACAAAGTATGGCACACAAGCAATATCGGTTGCCGACATTCAAGTTTACGATAAATGTCCTGTAAATTATAGTGTCAAGAAAGTGGCTTGTTCATTATTTTGGAAAGTGACAGCAACAGCAGAAATGAGGGAGCGAGATTATTCATGTTCTGATAATACAAAAGAAATTGATAAAAATTTGAAAGATACATTGCAGAATTTAAAAGAATTGAGAGATGAATCGGCGTTGTACTCAACTTCTAATTTGATGAGAGAACTACAAATTATTAGAAATGGTTACGTAAAAGGAGAATAATGATATGGGTAAAATACATAGTGTAGCAATATGTAAGAAGGAAACTTTCGAACAATGGAAAAGAGGCGAATTGTTATGTTTTGATGGAGTATTGTTGTCGCCTATTGATTGTGTAAGTTCAACAACTAAAGTTGCTGCTAAAAAATTATATATAAAAAATCAAGATGAATTTCAAAAGGATTGGGCAGACTTATCAAACGAAGCGAAAGAAAAGTGTTATGTGCAATATGTAATGAAACATGATACTAGTTATTGTGAGAACGGCGAAACGTATGAAGAATATATGAATGGTGACTTAGATAGTTATGAAATGGAATATACTTCAGAAAGCGGCGATGAACTTGTTGTATTCGGAAGATATGGTACAACAGATAGTGGGATACTAAATAGGCAGATGGACGCATTTAGACTAAACAGTATAGTTGATTGAAACGGCAGTTTTAAATTAAAACTTAATTCCTCAATAGCTTAAATCAAAAAGTAAAAAGAACAAAAGGAGCTAAAATAATGAGTAACAGACCACTTGTAACTAAAGAATTAACCGATGCAGTTGAAAGTTTGCTTAATCCGTATCACGATACAAGAATATATATAGCAAAAGAAGTGACTTTTGATTATAGAACAGAACAGGCTTGCAGAGTAGATTTGATGAGATTTAAGCCTATCAATAATACTGTTTCCGGTATTGAAAAAGGTGATTTTTACTGTTATGAAGTTAAATCATCAGTCGAAGATTTTCATAGCAAAAACGGTCACAATTTCATTGGAGATTATAACTACTATGTAATGCCGAAAGATGTATATGAGAAAGTAAAAGGTGAAATCCCATATGAAGTAGGTGTACTTGTTTCGGATATGAAAAAAGATTACGGACGAATAAACCTCTATCGTGCTAAAAATGCGAAACGAAAGGATAGGAATAAGCCATTATCCGAAATGTTACTTATGATGTTCCGTTCGGCTGTAAGAGATACAATTTCAAGGGCAACATAATATTACAGGTGTACTGAATATACGATTGATGAAGTAAGGGTTGCTATAAATGAGGAGATACGACAATATCTAAAGGGGAGAAAATGATATGTTATTAAGTGAAATTGCAGAAAAGATTATAGAAAAAGATCCGGAAGATTTCTTGAGATATGCTGTTGAGGTTGGTAATAGAGAAAAGTCCTATGAGGATTCTTTAATCAATCCATTAATAGATCATTACTTGTACAATGAATTAAATTTATGTTCTTGTGGATCACCTGATACCACTTTGGAAGTCATTCGAAGATATCTTCATATTCGGAAAGAATGGAAGGATTTAAGTTATGATGAGGTGCAAGAAAGATATAAAACGGAATTGCATATAGACACCGAAGATTATGAGCAGTATGGAGTATTTCAATTCATGGCATATGAAATAGACAGTCTTGGGTTTACAGATCATGGTAGTAGTATTGGCTACTGTTGGTTGACTGAAAGGGGCGAGATGTTTCTTACAGTGCTGGATGCATGGAGTCAACATAATAAGGAGAATTAATTATGAACATAGGAGAAAAGAAAGAATATGTTGGATATGTAGACAAATATGATGGTGCTTGTCAATTTGAGACAGATAAAACTGTTTATAGCAAGAATGTTGTATTGGCTATAGATGAATTGTTACGCACTGAAACAAAAGATTGCGAAAAGTATAAAATCACGATAGAAAAATTGGAGGCGGAAATGATATGAAACTAAGTCATAGATATGACAATGACCCAGAATTAAACGATTATCTTTCTCACGAGTATCATTGTGAACTGACCAAAGAACTTGATGAATTAGCCGGCTTTGATAAGAAAATGATTGACGAATATGCATATGGACATTATATATTGGCAACTGAATCTGATATGAGACAAAAACTTTTGTACATAAGAATTCCAGGCGGAACGGTTGGCAATATATTTTTGGACAAGACGGAGAATATTATTACGAAGATAACAATTGATAAGGATTATGTCGTAGATTCATATCCTGAGAATGTTCAAGAATATGTTCAGAAATATGTTGGAGAGAAAATTGAAATAGGAGATTAATAGCCATGAAAAAACTTGATAGTGAATTTAGTGAATGGGACGATGTAGTCAATAAGATAAACGAAATTGTTGGTTATATAAATAAACAAGAATCCCAACTGGTAACGGTGTTATAGGTAATCAAAAACAAAGACACGAATGAATTGATATTTAATGCAAGCGGTGGAGCTTACAAAGATAAGGAAGCGGCTTTAAATAAAATAAAAAAGTTAGGTTCTCAAAATCATTGTTTGCTTAGATATGAATTAGTTAATGAATATTGAAATCTTAATTTCAAGACAAAGGGGGTGAGGAAAGTGGCGGATAGTATATTGCTTACAGTATTTATAACAATGCTCGTATTATATGTCATAAGTGAAGTTATACAAAGATGATATTTTAATAATTTAGTATAAAAAGCACAATTTATGGAGGTAAATAATATGAAAGATTTTAATAAAGTGGCAATTGTTAATTTGTTTGACGATTATGCATGCGATGATTATGCAGTTGCATTGTATGATGACGAAGCAAAGCTAATATGTGATTCATGGTTGGTCGTTGTGAATGGATGGGGAAATGAAAATGCAAGGGTACTTGGAGAAATTAAACGTGTTTTTCCTATTGAAGATTGTGATAAAGAAATACTTGGACAAGTTATTGGTGTTGTGAATATGGATGCGTATAACAAAAGACATATAGAAGAAAAAAGATTAAAAGAGACGGCAGAAAAGAAAGCTACAATTGAAAAGGAACTGGAACAAGAAATCAATAAATACAAAACGGTTACGTATTATGAAGATATGGCAAAGAAATATCCGAATAATTCAAGGTTGCAAGATTTGGTCAATAAGTTATTAGAATTAGGAGAATAATCATATGTGGGAAGATATTTTAGGTCAATTAACAAAGTTGTCCAAAGAGCAACTCATTTACATAATTGAACAATACCGCAAAGCAACTCTGAGAATGAGTAATGCCCTCGTAAGAGAAAGTATGTGTTATATTCATTCAACGGATGCATGCGATATTATAAGGGATTGTATATCTGATTGTGATTTTATTCGCAATCATGAATTGGCTGCCTATGTAGATATGAAGCTTGGCAAGATTTCCGGTGAAGAATATAGAGATATAGTGTTGAGAGAAGATGCCGATTAAATATTACTTTCAAAGGATAGAAAAGGAGAATAAACTTATAAGTCAGTATGTTAAATCACATAAGATGATTTTTCAAATATACAAAAAAAGGAGAAATAAAATGAACGGATTAAACGAAAAAGAAGTTCTGAAAAGTCGAGAACAACACGGAAGTAATAAACTTCCCGAACCAAAGCTGAAAAAGTGGTATGAATTTGCCAAAGAGGCATTGAGTGAAAAAATAACACTCATATTAATTGCAATTGCAGCATTGCAGTTGGTATTGGGTATTATGGGTGTTATGGATTTATCTGACCCAATTATGATATTAGTTGTATTAGGAATTGTAACAGCCATAGCAATAAAAACAGGCTTAGGAGTTCAAAAGTCGGCAGCAGAGTTGAGAGCTAAAACGTCATTAAGATATTGTGATGTTATTCGTGATGGCAAGGTGCAAACAATCAATAAAGATGATTTAGTTGTTGGTGATATAGTTTGTATCGGAATGGGACAAGAAATCTTTGCTGACGGTTATATCATAGAAGGAAAAGTTTCTGTTAATAATGCTGCAATTAACGGAGAAACGAAAGAATGTTTAAAAACACCTGTCGAAGGTTATAAACATGTAAAAACAACTTCAACGGATGCATATACAAATCAGAATTCTTTATTTGCCGGCACAACAGTTATGTCGGGTGAAGGTAAGATGATTGTAACTGATGTCGGTATAAACACTGTCAACGGTGATACACTTGTTAAAATGCAAACTCTTGAATCACCAAAAACAGCACTTGATATTGCTCTCGATAATTTAAGCGATTTTATATCTAAATGGGGTACTATTGCAGCAGTTGTTACATTCATAGTTTTGACTATTTCGGGTATTCTGCAAGTAGGTTTTGGAGCATATTTCGATGGTGGTATTTTAAATATCATTCAGAAAATCGCACAAAATTTTTCAATCGCATTGACGATTATAGTCGCTGCTGTACCAGAGGGACTACCGCTGATAGTTAAATTGGTTACAAAGCAAAATGTTAAAACGATGGAAAGGTTCAACATTTTAGCTAAGAACCCAAACAAAATACCTGAGCTTGCGTATGTTGATATAATTTGTACAGATAAGACTGGTACTTTAACTACAGGTGTTATGACGCCAAAAAAAATCATTGATATGTTCGGTAATGATATTAATAAGAATTCGGAAGTTTGGGGAGATATTGAAAAAAATATCTGTTTGAATAATAGTGCAAAATTCGATTCTGAAAATAATATTACAGGCGGTAACTCTATTGACAGAGCAATATTAAGCCTTGTATCGTCAGAAAAATATGCTGAAATTCAAACGGAATATCCGATAAAATCTCGCCAAGCGTTTAATAGCGAATACAAATATTCAGCTTATACCACTCAAAACGGTGTTACATATTACAAAGGTGCTCCTGAAAAACTTATCAAACACTGTAATTTGAATACGGAAGATAAGGACAATCTAAACAATGATATAAAATCTATGACAAAGAATTCAATGAGATGTATAGCATTAACAAAGTCAAACGAAGATTTAAAAGAAAGTGAATTACCTGATGATATGACATTTCTCGGTATTATCGGTGTTGTTGATCCAGTAAGAGAGGAAGTTCCACAGGCAGTAAAGATGGCACATGAAGCAGGTATTCAAGTTATCGAAATCACAGGTGATTGTATTGAAACTGCCGTCGCAGTTGCTAAAGAATGTGGTATTTATAAAGATGGTGACGTTGCTCTTACAAATGATGAATTTGAAAAGATGTCAGATGAAGAAGTAAAAAACATTATTCCGTCTTTGAGAGTAATCTCAAGATGTTCACCAAATACCAAACTTCGTCTTGTGACATTAGCACAAGAAATTGGTAAGTCGGTTGCTATGACAGGTGATGGTGTAAACGATTCACCGGCACTTAAAAGAGCCGATGTAGGCTTTGGTATGCAGTCGGGCAGTGATGTAGCAAAGGAAGCATCAGATATAATCCTTACTGACGATAACTTTGCAAGTATTGTAAAAGGTATTGAACTTGGAAGAACATTTATGCACAACATTATGATGTTTCTTGAATTTCAATTGCCTATAAATATATCTTTGTTGATATTAAGTGTTATTTATCCTATGTTGGCAACCGGAGCTTTACTTGCATCGGTACAAATTTTGATTGTAAACATTATAATGGACTCGCTTAATTCATTGTCTTTCGGTGGCGAACCACCTAAAGAAGAATATATGACAGAAAAACCAATTAAAAAAGGCTCAGGTCTATTTATTCGAGGTGCAAAGAAACGTATTACAATCAGTACGGTAGCATTCGTAGTTTTGTATGCGATTATAACATTTACACCAATAGCGAATATGTTTGCTACCGAAACAGAAGCCATAACAGCAAGATTCGCTTTGTTGTGTTTCATGGCGGTATTTAACGGTTTCAATATCCGTACAGAACATATTAATCTGTTTGAGGGTATTAGCAAAAATAAATTGTTTTCTATTATAGCAGCCGGCATAGTGGTGATGACATTTTTCTTGTGTAATATTGCTCAAAATCTCATTAAGGTTACTGCATTAGATTTAAAGCAATGGATAGTTGTCATATTGCTATCATTTATAGTTATACCGATTGATATTGTCAGAAAATTATGTGTAAAAAGTAAAAAGCAAAATTAAAAGGAGGATTTGTTTATGTCGATTAGTTTGGTAAAAGGTCAGAAAATCGACCTTACAAAAGGTAACAGTGGGTTGAGAAAAGTTGCGTTTGGTCTTGGTTGGGACACAAATAGATACGATGGCAATTCAGACTTCGATTTGGACGTGTCAGCTTTTCTTACAGATGACACAGGAAAAGTAACAAGTGAAAAGGATTTTGTATTCTATGGTCAACCACAACATCCAAGTGGAGCATTAATTTATTCAGGTGATAATAGAACTGGTGAGGGTGATGGTGATGACGAAACAATGATTGTTGATTTAAATAAAATCCCGTCTAATATCACAAAAATCAGTTTCTCTGCAACAATATATGATGCAGATGAGCGTTTGCAGAATTTCGGTATGGTTGATAACTCATATATCAGAGCTTATGATGTCGACACAAATGAGGAATTGTTTAAATATGAATTGAATGAAGATTTCTCATTGGAAACAGGAATTATTGCCGGTGAATTATATCGTAAAGATAATGAATGGCGATTTAATGCCGTTGGCAGTGGGTACGAAAATGGCTTGGCTGCTATTGGAAGAACATTTGGATTGGATATTTAAAAGTAGGAGGATATACATATGTCAGTTAATTTAAGTAAGGGACAAAGAATAAATTTATCTAAGGAAGTTGAAGGACTATCAAAAATTATGGTTGGACTTGGCTGGGATGCTGCAAAACAAAGTGGTGGAATTCTAAATCATTTATTTGGTTCTACAAGCTATAGCATTGATTGCGATGCATCTGCAATAACTATGGGAAATGGTAATAAATATAGAGCTTGTATTTATTACGGAAATCTATCTGAAGATAATGTTTATCATCATGGTGATAATCTAACCGGCGATGGTGATGGCGATGACGAACAAATAACAGTAGATTTAGCTCATTTGTCAAGTGAGATTGAACGAATAGTTTTTGTTGTAAACATTTATAATTGTACAGAAAGAAAACAAGATTTTGGCTTGATAAAAAATGCATATATTCGACTTGTTGATGAAAGTACAGGAAAAGAGATTTGTAAGTATAATCTTTCGGATGATTATGCAGGCAAGACTGCAATGATATTCGCAGAAGTATATAGAAACAATGGCGAATGGAAGTTTAATGCCATAGGTCAAGGCACGAACGATGCCAGCATTAGTCAATTAATAAATAGATATAGATAAAAATTAGGAGGTAACTATAATGGCAATTTCATTACAAAAAGGACAAAGAGTTGATTTAACAAAGGACAGACCATCATTGAAAAATGTACTTATTGGACTAGGTTGGGATATCAACCATTATGACGGTGAGACAGATTTTGACTTGGATGCATCGGCTTTCATGACAAAAGCAAATGGTAAAGTAGGCAACGAAAACGATTTCATTTTCTATGGAAATCTTAACCATGTATCAGGAAGTGTCCAGCATATGGGTGATAATCGTACTGGCGAAGGCGATGGAGATGATGAGGTAATTAAAGTTCAACTTGATAAAATTCCATCGGATTACGACACAATTTCATTTACTGTTACAATTTATGAAGCTGAAAAAAGATTGCAGAATTTTGGAATGGTTGAAAATGCTTATGTACGTCTTATAGACGAAGATACGGGTGAGGAACTTGTTCGTTTTGATTTGACGGAAGATTTCTCAACAGAAACAGCTTTAGTTGTTGCTGAGATATATAAGCGTGATGGACAGTGGAAATTTGCAGCTATCGGAAGTGGTTATGACGGCGGTTTAAAAGCATTATGTAAAGAATACGGCATTGATGCTGAATAACAATTCTTAAACAAATTTTATACATAGTCATACTCAAAGATTCTTTTGGGTATGACTCAACACTAGATTTAATGGAAGGATATGATGTTATGACCAACTTTATGTTTATTGTTATTGTAGCAATTATTTTAATTACTTTAATTCTTTTCTTTACTCCATTTGGAAAACAAATTCGAGTAAAACTTAGAGGTAAAGGCGATGAAATAATGAGACAAGACGCTCAAACACCGGAAGGTGCGAGGGATTATTACAATACTGCAATCAGAGAAAAAGAAGAATTTTATAACAAAGCATCGGCTACATATACTGAAATTTCAGGGAAAAGAAATACCGCCGAAAAAGATTTGTATCAAGCAAACAAAGATATAATGCAAGTCAATCAAAATATCAATGCTTGTCTTGATGAAAATAAAGAAAATGAAGCAATGCAATACGCTATGAAAAAAGCCACTTTGGAGAATAAAATTAAAGTTCTAAAAGAAACTATTTCTGAAATGAAAGAAGCAGAGGCACATCAAAAAGATATTCGAGATCAAGCAGCTGAGGAATTGCAAAAACTCAAAGAAGAAAAGGAACAGACTCTTTTCCAGATGGAAGCAGATAATCAAATTATCGAACTTCATCAAAGTATGGATAATTTGAATACAAATAGCGAAAGTGACAGAATGCTTGAACGAGTAAGGGAAGGAGCGCGTAAAACAAGAGAGCGTGCAGAAGGAAGTAGGATTGCATATGATTCAAGTGCTCAAGCAAATGACAGAAGATTAGCAAATTCCGAAAGAGAACGTAATGCACGACAAATTCTTGAGGATATGAAGAAACAGAGAGGTAACAAGTAATGATTGTACTTAATATAGGTGTATTCTTAGTTTGTATTGCCGTAGCATTTTTTAGTGGAATGATTGTAGGACGAAAGACAAAGAAGAAATAAAATAATGAGACTGCATACGGTGAAAACCGTATGTGGTCTTGAAAACCTGATTTCAAGGAGAATATTGTAATGGTTAAAGATACAAAAGATAGAGACGAAAAATATGAATTAATAAAAACATGTTTCGATCTTGGAGGAAAACCATATATAAAAATTTGTTGTCCATATTGTGATAATTTAACAGAAGGAAGCTATCAAGTGATTACAGATATTCCTAAAAAATTATATTGCTCTCAATGTGGAGCAGAAATTATACAGCCAATTCAATTTGCTCAAGTTTTATTTAAGTTTAAATAAAAAGAGAATGTATATATGAATACAATTATATTCAATGAAGACGATTGGGTTTAATTATAGGAGGAATTTATGAAAGGTTATATTGTTGAAAAAGAATTTGAACATAAAGGTTTAAAATGTGTTGTGTTGCTTTTGGTAAGAGGATATAGATGTGGTTATGTGGGAGTTCCGAAAGGACATCCTTTGTATAATGTAGCTTATATGGATTGCATGTCGCATTTTTATTGTCATGGAGGTCTTACATATTCGGGTGGTGGAGAGAATTCTTCATATCCTATTAGTAGTGATTTGTGGTGGTTTGGATTTGACTGTTCTCATTGTGAAGATGAACCAGATTGGAATTCTGTATTAAAAGCTTTTCCAGACCAAAGTGATAAAATATATCAACAAAAAATACTATCAGATATATGTTCTTTAGGAGGAGAGATCCGCACGACAGAATATGTGGGAAATGAATGCAAAGAACTTGCGGAACAATTAGCCAATTATGAAAACTATAAAAATCCGTCTGACGAACAAGAAGGCATCGTCATGCGATATTATAATGAGAATAACGAGTTGGGTGTATTGTACAGCCCTGGTTATGGAGTTGGGTGGAGTTCTATGGGCGATAAAGAATTAGCATACGATAAAAGAATCGTAGAGTATTGGTTAACTGAACACCCTGATATTCAAAAGATGGAAATGTATCTTGAAAGAATTGGATACCACGGTGTTTGGATGGGCGGTTATAATAATTTAAAAATTGCTTGGATTCCAAAAGGTACAATGTTTTATATTCATGAGTATGATGACTCAGAAAGTATTGAAACACCCAAAAGTTGTGGAATGATGATGACATAAGATTGATAGGTAGGAGGAATTATTATGAGTTTGTTATGTGATAGAGCGAAAAACAAATTGGACAAAAGTAAAAGAAAATATAAAGAATGTCCGCAATCAAAATTTCCGGATCGAGAAGCAGAATTGTTTTGTGAAAATTGTGGACACTCTTTAGGGAAAAAAGATGTTTTAATTATTGATTTGGAAACAGTGAAGTCTTGTTCAAAATGTATTGAAAAATATATAAAAGAGACACCGTTTGATATTCCTGATGGTACGGTGGTTAAAGACTTTGGTGATTCTGTTTATTTAAAATATAAAAGTGGTGGTTATATAGAACAAACAGTTCTAAAGGATTGTTATTTTAACACAAAAGGCAGATACATTAAAGTAAAAGGCAAAAGAGTATATATTTAAGCTTGAAATTTTGCTTTCATTTTGATTTTTAAACAGAGGATAATTCACTGTAGTATTTACTACGTCTTTGGGCTGTTCGCCCGATAATTCAATTTTAGATTATAAATTTTATTTAGATGGTTGCAAACATCTATAACAATATTAAGAAAGGTATTGAGTAACGTTTTAAAGTGTACACGCTCCGAATATAATATGCAATATTTAGGCGGTAAAAGTCGAATTAGTAAACAAATTTCGGAGGTAATAAATGAGATACCAAGGTGGAAAATCAAGAATAGCGAAACAAATTGCAATGATAATAACAGGAACTGGGGGGGATGATCTAACATTCGTAAGTCTTTTTTGTGGAAGTTGTTCAATAGAAAGTAAAGTTGATGGATTTGCAAGAAAAATATTAAATGATAAACATGAATATTTGATTGAACTCTTAAATGGGGTTAAACATGGATATGATTTGCCAGAGAATATATCTGTAGATGATTATAAGTATATAAAAGAACATAAGGACGAGGATAAAGTTTTAGCTGGCTTTGTAGGATTTGGATGTTCGTTTGGAGGTAAATGGTTTGGCGGATATGCAAGGAATAAAACAGGAACAAATTATGCAGCCCAGAGCAAAAGATCGTTGTTAAAGGATATGGATACTCTTATGGATGCTGAATTTATATGTAAAGATTATCGTGAGGTAGAACTCCTGCAAAACTGTGTAGTATATGCTGATCCTCCGTATAATGGGACAACAGGGTATGGAAAAGAAAAATTTGATTCAAACGAATTTTGGAATTATATGAGAGAAATAAGCAAAGATCATATTGTGTTTATCTCCGAACAAAATGCACCAGATGATTTTGTGGCAATTTGGAGTAAACCATTTACAAGAACTTTAGATGTAAACAAAAACAATCAGTTTAAAGTCACAGAAAAATTGTTTGTACATCAAAATAATTTAAAATACATACAACATTAATTCAAATAAAATAAGCAGACGTGTTTATTTTATAGAAATGAAAATATAGAAAATTAAGTTGATGAGGAGGAGTGAGGTTTGTGTGCACACAAAAAACTATAGTTTACTCCTAAAACAGTATGAAACTAAATCGGATATATAATGAAGATTGCTTTAAAACCATGGAGAGAATGTCCAGTGAATTATGTACAAACATATTAACCTCTCCATTTTATAACACAAATAAAAAGCAATGTAAATCAAATACTCTTATGAAGTCAAATAATGCTTCAAGTAAATTTCCTTATTTGAGATATGATACACATGTAGACAATATGACTGATGAAGAATATTGTAATTTTACTCATAAATTATTTTTGGAATTTGATAGAATTTTAAATCCACATGGAACTGTTTTATATAATCTTTCTTATGGAAATAACAATAGAGATGGAATGTTTAAAGCTATAAATACAATTATCACACAAACTCCATTCACAATTGCTGATGTAATTACATGGAAGAAAAGTTCTGCAATGCCAAACAATTGTAGTCCTAATAAACTTACCAGAATTACTGAATTTGTATTTGTGTTTTGTAAAAAAGACCAAATTGATACGTTCTATTGCAACAAGCCTATTGTGAGCTATAGAAAAACGGGACAAGCTTCATATGGTAATATTTTTAATTTCATTGAAGCCAAAAATAATGATGGTTCATGTCCATACAATAAAGCAACTTATTCAAGTGATTTATGTAAACAACTTTTAAACATATATGGTTGCAAGGATGGAATTGTATATGATCCATTTATGGGAACGGGAACAACGGCTGTTGCTTGTAAAGAGTTGAGTATAAATTACATAGGAAGTGAAATTTCTAAGAATCAATGTGAGTGGGCAGAAAATAGGTTATCAAAAGTGTAAAGAGTATTGATTGAAAGAAACATTTCAAACGGAGAATATAGAACTAGGAGGACTAAAATGCATTATTGTGTACATTTATTAACCAAAGAATTACCAAGCGAAAACCAAATTGCAGATATTATGAATCCGTATTATGTAGGTAATGTCTATAGTAATTTAGATGAAGAAAATGAAGACCATGTTGTCAATTATCCTACATTCACATGGGATGGCTATCAAATAGGTGGAAGATATAAAGCAGAAATAAAATTAAAAGTTGATGCAGAGAACAAAGGAAATAACGAATATTATAATTGGGGTTATTATAGCCGTGATGAAAGAAACGGAAGATTATTTTGGTCAAGCTTGTTGTCTACGTTAAAAGAGTGTATGGGAAGCCGATATAGTGAAGAAGATTGGTTTGCTAATATGGGCTTTTATGATAAATATATACTTGTAGACGGAGCAAGACAAAAAGATATAGTTAATCTACCTGAAATGGATTGTTATGTATGTATTTTGCCTGACGGAACAGCAATTGCACGAGCGTCTTGGAATGGTACAAGCTTTGTTGAAGATAAGGATTTCGATAGAAAACATAAAGAAGCATTAGGTGCAAATATGGACGGCTTTATTACAGTTCTTGATGTTCATGATTAAAACAAGGGCTGATTTAAAAGAGGTAACTCAATTTACACAGACAGAGAATAGATAACTAGGAGGTAGAGAAAATGAAAAGACAAATTAGAAGAAATGTTTTTGAAACAAATTCATCGAGTATGCACTCTCTTACTGTAATGAAAAGAGATGAACATTATTCGCCAGAAGAATTTTTAGATGGCTTTTATTTGGGAGATGATGGGATATGGAGTCCTTGGGACGATGATTTAGAATTTGGTAGAAGCCCATTTAGAGCATTAGGAAATTTTCATGATAAATGGTTATATGCTTGTGCGTCTTTAGTGGACGAATATAATGATGATACATATAAGAAACTTGAGCAAATTGCATTAAAATATGTTCCAGGTTTAAAGAAAATCGAAATTCCTATGAGGTCGGATTTTGTTTATAACAAAGATTATCCAGATTATAGCAACGATGAATTTGTGCAAGAATATGGGAAAACAGAAGATGAATTAAATGAATATTTTAATCAAAAAGGTGAAAAATGGGGAGTCGATTCAATTGATTATTATGAGAATAAAGGACGATTCTATTTTGAAGAACCATATACGGGTTACGTTGATGAAAATATATTGAGCGGTTTTCTTGAAAGAGAGAATATATCTTTAGAAGAATATTTAACTAATAAAAAATATGTAGTTATTCAAGACGGTGATGAAACTTGCTATTGGAATGATATGAAGAAAACTGGATTGGTAAATATGGATATTATTGATTATGAGTATCCAAAAGAATAATATAAGGAGAATAAAAATATATGAAAAGACAGATTAGACGTGGAGTATTTGAAACCAATTCATCAAGTACCCATTCATTAACAATGTGTAGTGAGGAAGAATTTGAACAATGGAAGAATGGTAAAGTCCTATTCGATGAGGATGGCGAAACCTTCGTAAAAGCAAGTGAACTATCAAATAAAGATAAGGAATATGCTGCTCAAGAGTATGAGGATAATAAAGATGAGTATTCAAAAGATTGGTCAGAATTATCAGAGACTGCGAAAGAAAGATATTATACAAAATATGCAAAAGAGAATGATCTTATAAATGAAGATGCAAAAACTTATGATGAATGGAATAACGACTATGAACTTGAAACTTTCGTAGATAAATATACAACCAAAAGTGGAGACAGAGTTGTTGCGTTCGGTAAATACGGATATGACGGTTGATTAAGAGTCAAAACATTATAGTGAATGAAAAGTATGAAGGATATTTGGGAGGTAAAAATGAAAATTTTAGGGAGTTACAAGAATGGAAATTTCAGAACTGCTATATTTGAAGATGGAACAAAAATAAGAGAAACAAATGATGATGAGTTTCAGGCTGCATTTGCAGAAAATATGGATATAAAAATAACAAATTATTGTGATATGGGCTGCCCGTTCTGTCATGAAGGAAGTACAACAGATGGCAAGTTCGGTGATATTATGAATGAAAAATTCATTGATACTCTACATCCATATCAAGAAGTTGCACTTGGTGGTGGAGACGCTACAAGTCATCCTGATTTAATTCCATTTTTACAAAAACTAAAGGATAGAAAAGTCATTGTAAATATGACGGTAAATCAGATTCATTTTGAGAAGAAACAAGAGCTAATAAAGAAACTTGTAGGCGAAAAGCTCATATATGGTTTGGGAGTTTCACTTGTAACTCCAACAGAAAACTTTATTAAACTTATCAAACAATATCCTAATGCAGTCATTCATGTAATTAATGGTGTGTTAAAGCCATCAGACATACAGGCGTTGGAGAATAATAATTTGAAGATTTTGATTTTGGGATACAAACATTTAAGACGTGGTGATGATTTTTATGATATAGACCATGATAATATTGAAATTAGACAAAGTTGGTTGTATGAAAATCTTTCAAATATTATTGAAAAGTTTAATGTTGTTAGTTTTGATAATTTAGCCATTGAACAATTAAATGCGCGAAGATTAATGACGGACGAAGAATGGAATGAGTTCTATATGGGTGACGATGGTACAATGACCTATTATATCGACATGGTAGAACGAAAATTTGCAAAGAGTTCAACGGCTGCGTTTGACAAAAGATATGATTTGTTAGATTCTGTTGATGAAATGTTTGAGCAAATAATATCTAAACAGAGTTAAAGACAAAATAACAATAAACAGTTCAAATAGAGAATATTAAATAAAGAGGAGTAAAATTATGAAAATTATAAAAACAGGAAGTACATATCAAATTTATGGCGAGGATTTAATTGTGTTGGACAAACTGCCGGCACAAACATATAAAATTGGATTCAGTAAATTTACCGGTTTCTTTTTAGAGAAACAACATGATTTGGAAATCAAGGAAGATAAGATATACGGAGTTCATGAAGAAAAGGCGAATAAAGTATTGAATAGATTTGAAAAATCTCGTAAGAATTTGGGTGTAATTCTTAGTGGAGATAAAGGTATTGGAAAGTCTTTGTTCGCAAGACTACTTTCACAAAAAGCAATTGAAAATGGTATTCCAGTTATATTGGTCGATGATTTTATTCCCGGCATTGATGATTTCCTAAATGACATTAAAAATGAAGTGCTTATTTTGTTTGATGAGTTTGACAAAACATTTAAGAGTCGAGATGATGTAGATCCACAAGCACAAATGCTGTCATTCTTTGATGGTACAAGTTCTGGGAAGAAATTATTTGTAGTAACTTGCAATGAATATCGCAATTTGAACGAATATATGATTAACAGACCAGGAAGATTTCACTTTCACTTTAGATTTGAATATCCGACGGCAGATGAAGTAAAAAATTATTTGACAGATAAAATAGATAAAAAATATTTTTCTGAAATTAACAAGGTTGTTTCTTTTTCAAGAAAGATTAAATTGAATTATGATTGTCTTTCGGCAATTGCTCTTGAATTAAATGAGGGAGAAAAGTTTGAAGAAACTATTAAAGATTTGAATATTATAAATACACATGACAGGAAAAGACAATATGATGTTCAATTATTCACAGAAGAAGGCATTATCTTTACAAGTGAAAACAAGGAATTGGACTTACTAAATGGAGATACTAATGATATTTGGGTGGAGGATTCAGAAGGTAATAGTATAAATATCGAATTCTCGGCTGATAATGCAATATTTGATAATAAGCAAAACTCATTTATTGTATATGGAAATAATGTTAAGATATGTGATGATTATGAGTATGTAGATAAAGTAAAGGAAGATATTTATAAAAATCTCCATTGTGCATATATCAAGTTTTCTCAGAGTTATAATGATTATCTTCATTACAAGTTGATATAAGGAGGACTAAAGATTATGGAATTTTTTAAAAACATTAGATGTATAAGAAAAGTGATTTGTGATATTCGGTGGGATATGACTGTCATCAGAGATCAATTAAAAACAATTAATGAAACTATAATTGATAAGCCTGAAGATTCAGATAGAGTAAAGTTGCTTGAAGAACAAGTTGATTGCCTTATCAAAAATAATTTTAAAGATGGAAAGGCATATGATTCAATTGTTCTTATACCATCAAAAAAGATGAGTGATATGGGTCAAATGCCAATGATTATACATCGTGGCGAAAAGATTAATACAGATAATATGACTTCATTCAATGTGTCGTGGAGTTATGGTAATGGTGCAATTCTTACAACTGAAAAGGAGTAATGTTATGGATATTATATGTATGAATGGGCTATATAAGCTGACAATTAATAAAGAATATACGATAATAGCAGAGAATATCATGAAAGCAAAACAAGAATTTCTTCAATTTCTTTCTACAGATTTTGATAGAGCGGTCGATAAAAAGCTTGGCGATTATGGTTTTGATTCGGAGAATATAAATAGATGAAAACAATGTTTCAAAGGGAGAGTGTTGTGACATGATGAAGGGCGATAAGATAAAATTGAAAAAGGGAATAGGTACACTTAGACATATTGGTGCAATATGCGAAGTGACTGATGTGTCAGAAGACGGCATAATTTCTTTTAGATACAAAAATAAATATGAAGGCTGTATCTCAGAAGATGTGTGTGCAGAATATTTTGATGAAGTTCACAAGTGGAGCGAATGGAGAAAGAAAAATGGTGGGAATTACTTCAACAGTGATGGAAGATTTTATGCATTTGTTTATGAATACAGAACCGATGGCAAAAAGATTCAAGTACGAAGTGGGAAATATAAAGCAGAGGCTTGTTGCCATAAAGATGATACATATAATGAGGAGATAGGTTTATTCCTAGCAAGCAATAGATTGTTTATAAAAATTCTTCAAGACATGGTTAATTCTGAAATTCGTCAAATGAAATATGATGTAGTAGATGAACTTTTTAGGAATGTGGCAAAGGCAAGTGCAAAATTAGGTGTTAAATTTGTATAAGTAAATAAACTTTTCATCGGATGAAACGGAGAATGTATAGGTAGAAGGGTAGAAAATATAATGAGTACAAGATATTATATACATACGCAAAACAAGGAATTTGTTGAGAAATATTTCTTTAATGAGTATAGACTTGTGGACGAACCTTGTTTCGGCTATGAGATTTGTATTGGACATAGAAGTGGTGGATGGAAACCTTTGTTTAATCAACACAACGATGCATATACTTCTGTTGAAGAAATGAAAGAATTTTTATCCACAAATTCCGATAAGATTTCTATATATGATGAATCTGAACGATTTCTTACTTTAAATGAATTAGAAGATGAGTTAATAAATTGGGCGGAATGTCAGGAAGTCAAGTATATGAAGTATAATGCTCAAGAATCCGACTTAGACGATATTCGTTTTGATATAAGTACAAAAGACGATTATGATATAAAAGCTCCATTTGACCATATTGAATATGACAAAGTAATAGATAAGCTTACTCCTGAATTGAAAACATACAGAGGTCATTATACTCATGATAAAGATAATTATGATTTTGTGTCGGGTTGGTGGAGCAAACCAAGACCAAGAGGATTATTGAGGAGGTTGTTTAATGAGTTGGAATCCAGTAATGAATAAATTCATTGAAATAAAAAATGAGTTTCATAAAAGAATGGGATATATTACATATAACATGGATGAGAAGAAAACATGTTTGGAATTATGGGTCGAATGTTTAAATAGTATTGAACCCATAAATCAATATTCTGAATATGCGGACTTACTTTCACGATTAGAACTAAATCAAAATGGACACTTTCTTCTTTTGAGATATGGTCAATATAGTGACATCTACAATGGAGAAATTGATAATTCTGGTGAGGAATTATGGAGTATATATGATGGATTTTATCGTGAATGTAGAAGTATAGTAATTGATATAGTAAATGACAAAATAGTTTTGTGTCCCTTTGCTAAATTCTTTAATATTAATGAACTTGAAGAAACAAGTTTGGAGAATATACAAAGTAGAATTGATAATGCAAAAACAGTTGAATTTTCAAATAAGTTGGACGGTTCTATGCAATCAGCTACTTGGTATAACGGTCAAATTATAATGGCAGGGAGTCAATCTATTGACCCAAATATGTCTTGGAGATTACAAGATGGTTATAAAATGATATATCAGCTACCTGGTTATGAGCAAATGTTGCGAGAATATCCCGATATCACTTTTGTTTTTGAGTACATTTCATTGAAAGATACACATGTCGTTAAATACACAAAAGAGCAAGAAGGATTATATCTTATCGGCATGAGAAGTAATTTGACCGGCGAAGAATATTCATATGAATCAATTCTCAAATTCGCAAAATTATACAATATTCCAACAACAGAAATCTTCAACAAGACCTTGGATGATGTTATGACCGAATTAGACGATAAGTCATCTGATGAAGCGGAAGGTTTTGTAATCAACATTGACGGTTATAAGGTTAAATTAAAATACAATGATTATGTTCATATTCATAAAGTATTATCTAAGTTATCGTCTATCAATTTAGTGATTTCTTCTATCGCCGACGGCTGTTATGATGATTTACTATCGAAATTACCAAAGGCTTATCATGAAAATGTTAAGAAGATAGCAACCGTTGTTATGAAGTATATTAATGAGACCACAAAAAATATAAAACAATACTATGATGATGCTCCCAAAACCAATAAAAAAGATTTTATGATATATGTTTCAGAAAATGTTCCTAAGGAGTATCAAGTATATTGTAGAGAATTATATTATGGTCATGATATCAATGTTTTAAAAAGTGGCAACAAAAAGTCACCTCGATATAAAAAATTAAAGGAAATGGGAGTAGACGATTATTCTGTACTCTTCAAGGAGGAATTGAAGGATGTTTAAACAAGAAGTGCAAAATCAAATTCAACAACATTATGACAAACTTATATCGTTAGGCTACAATGTTGTTGGTGTATTTTTATACGGTTCACAAAATTATGAGTTGGATTACTCTGGTTCAGATGTCGATTCAAAAGCAATAATTCTTCCTACATTAAACGATATTGTGTTTAATCGTCAACCGGTAAGTACGACACTTGATATGGGGAATGGTTGCTTATGTGATGTGAAAGATATTCGTAAAATGTTTGAGTGTTTTAAGAAACAAAATATTAACTTTGTTGAACTTTTGTTTACTCAATATTATATTTTAAATCCAATTTATGAAGAACTATTCGCACCTATGCTTGATAATGCCGAAAAAATTGCAAGGTACAACAATTACGCAAGTGTTAATTGTATGTGCGGAATGGCATTTGAAAAGTACAAAGCTCTTACATATCCGTATCCAAGTATTGTAGATAAGATTGAGAAATATGGTTGTGACCCCAAACAATTACATCATATTTTACGTTTGAAAGATTTTATCGAAAGATATTGTAATGGCGAAAGTTACCGTACTATTTTAATCCCTAAAAATAAGGATATGTTGCTCGATATTAAATCTAATTATCATTATGAATTAGAATATTCAAAAAATTTAGCAAAAGAAACGTGTGAGTGGATTAAACAATATAAACAAGAGTATATGGAGAATAATCCATTGGAGATTAATACTGAAGCAAAAGATGTTATGGAAAAGGTGATGACAAACTTAATTACATTCAGTATAAAAAATGAGGTGTGTAGGAATGAGTAAACCAAAACTATATGTTATGTGTGGTTTGTCCGGAAGTGGCAAATCTACTATTGCAAAACAGATTACAAATGATAATCCTGATACAGTTATTATATCAACTGATATGATACGAGAACAATTAACCGGCGAAATCGGAGACCAATCTCAGAATGATGAAGTCTTTGAAATTTTTCATACACTAATCCGAAAGCGTTTGGAGAATAAATACAATGTGATAGCTGATGCAACAAATATTACAATGAAATCTCGCCGGGCAATTCTAAATAAGGTTAACGGATTAGACATAGAAAAGATTTGTTACATAATACCGAAACCATTCGAGTGGTGTCAACAAGATAATAAAAATAGACCACACCCTGTTCCCGATGAAGTGTTGGAAAAGCAAATTAGAAGATTTGAAATCCCTTTCATTGAGGAAGGGTGGAGCAAGATTATTATTCATGATGAATTTAAAAATCATGTGAGAAATTTGGTTAATGAAATAGCTTATATGGGAGATTTCGACCAAAAGAATCCTCATCACACAATGGATTTGTACAAGCATTGTTTAAATACTAAGAAATTAATGAAAGAAAAGGGTTATGAAAATCCTTGGCTGGGCGGTGCGATGATGCATGACTTAGGTAAATTGTCAACTCAAACATTTGATGATCTTGGCATAGCTCATTACTTTGACCATCACGCATACGGTTCGTATTTTGTATTGAGTCGAATACCTCAAAATTTAGAAGTATTAGACATATGTTTCCTTATCAATTATCATATGTTGCCGTTTAGTTGGGAAAGTGAAAAAACGAAACAACGCTGGCGAAAAAGATTCGGAGAATATAAGTATAAGATACTTATGGATTTTCATGAATGCGATATACAGAGGTGATAAAGGAAATATATGAGTAAAGAGTTATCTAATAGAGAACAAAAGTTTCGGGATGAGTATATGGATATTTTGTATCAGGCTATAAGGAAAGAACATCCACCTGGGAAATACCTTCTCTTAGACAAGGACGATTTGAGAAAATTGACGGAACTGTTCAAAAGAGTTTATCAAGAAGGAGAATATATTGATATGAATGATATTAAAGAATTTCTTACAAAAGAACATAAAGAACTTATTCATAAGAAAATTGTAAAAACAATTGAGGATATGGACTTTACTTCTATAATAGAAGATTTTATCAATGATGAATTGGATTATGTTAGAGATCGAGATAATGTTGATGAATTCTTGGAAGAACAAATTATAGAAATTGTCCGTCAGCATTTAGTTAAGAGTGGATTGTTAAAGGAGAATAAGTAAGTATGAATTATTTTATTTCGGATTTACATTTGGGTCATAAGAATGTTTTAAAGTTTGATAATCGTCCATTTATCAATATAGAAGAACATGACAAAACAATTATTGATAATTGGAATAGTAAAGTTAATGATAATGACGATGTATATGTCTTGGGCGATATTAGTTGGCACAATGCCACCAAAACTATTGAAATTTTCAAACAGTTAAAAGGTCGCATACATTTAATTCAAGGAAATCATGACAATAGAATATTAAAAAACAAAGAATTATACAACTTATTTGTCGAGGTTGTAGATTACAAGGAACTAAAAATTGACAATGAAATTTCAGTTGTTTTATGTCACTATCCGATGCCATGTTTCAAAAATCATTACTATGATTGGATACATCTTTATGGGCACGTACATAATAGTTTTGAAGAAAATATGATACAACATTTTAGATATGAAATGGGAGCATTATATGATAAACCTTGTCATATGTACAACGTCGGTGCGATGATGAAGTATATGGATTATACACCGAGAACACTAGAAGAAATTAGAACAGGATGGATATTAGAGTCATAAGATAGGGCGTCATGATGAAAATGTTCGTAAGGTCTAATTGGAAAACTATAAGTAGGGATAAGATTATAGAGGTGATAGATTGAAAGTATACAATACTTGTTGTAAAGTTAGTAATTATTGTACTGGCGAATTAGAAGAAGTGTTAAATCAATATTCAGATTATGGGTTTAATTTGGTTTCAACGCTTATTGCAAAGAATGAATGTGACATAGATGTTATGTATTTGTTTTTTACAAAAGTATGCGAATAATTAGTAACCTAATGAAAATTAAATTTCAACGACAAGAAAAACCATATATAGTAGCTTCAAGATAATATCAACTACTATATATAGTGTATAAAAAATAGACAATCAACAAATTTTGGTCGAGGAGTTGATTGTCTATATAAAAGGATACTTCATAATGGGATATACCATTACTCTGTATTTTTATATTTTAACATATTTTTGCAGAAATATCAAGTGTTATTTTTATCATTTTGTTTGGGTGGGATTTAGCATACCCTTGGGCTATTTGTGTCCATAAACCACTGTTCATATAGTTCACATAAATTTAATTCTATGTTCCGTCCGTTTGGGCGTTCAGATAGATTTTATTACGTTAATTTTTATTTCAAGGAGGATTTTATTTTAATGGCAGAAACAAAGAAAAAAGGAAGATTATTTGATTTACCAGAGACAAAGGGTGCGTTCCAACTAAAGGGAATTGTGTCTGGAATGGAAAAGGATACAGCATTTAAGGAAATTAAAACTAAGAGCGGCAAGCCTATGAGAATGCTTAAGTTTGGTGCAAGCTATCTTGATGGAGAAACAGTATATGTAAACATTCAAGGTATGGAACAAGAGAATGTTTATTTCTCTAAGAGGGCTGAGAAAAAGGGTGAAAAAGCGGACACCGTAAAAGTACCTTGGGTTGAAAGATATTCGTATAATCGTGAGGGATACCGTATGATAGGTAAGAATATTGGTGTCAAGAAGAAGGTTGATTCTGAGGGCAAAACAGTTAACGATAAGAAAATTTTAACAGACTTTGATGCTTGCAAGGAAGTCAAGGAAAATCTAAAGGACGGTGCAAGCGTATTTATTCGTGGAAGTCTTGATTATAGCAGCTTTACAGATGATAAGGGCAACAAGCGAACATTAACAAAACTTGTTCCAAATCAAATTTCACTTTGTTCGGATATTGACTTTGATAGTGAGAAGTTTGAAAAGCAGAACGATTTTAATCAAGTAATTATCTTTATGGGGATTGAACAAGAAAAGGATGACAATGAGAAACCGACTGGCAGATTTGTTGTTCTTGCAAAGATTGTTACATATAGCAATATTGAAGATGTTCAGTTTATTATTGTGGATAAGGCACTTGCGAATAAGTTTAAGAAGTCTTTAAATCCGTATAATGCGATTAAGGTAAATGGTCATATGGTATCTTCAACTCAGACAGAAACGATTGTAGCAGACGATGATGTTTGGGGAGAAGAAGATAGATTGGAAAAAGTGGCTGCTCCTACAAAAACAGAGTTCATTATTACGGGAGCAAAGGGTTCGTCAATTGATAAAACCATTTACACAGAACAGAATGTAACAGAAGCTATCTCAAAGATTAAAAATGCAAATAAGGCAGAAGAAAATTTCGGCGATGACTCAAATGATGATTGGGGAGACGGAACAAATTTTGACGATGGGGATGATGAGGCATGGGATTAATTCTCACATTAAAAAAATAATCAAATGGAACGCCAGCAATGGCGTTCCAATCAATCAATATTTAGGAATTATGGAGGAATTATTTAATGGCAAAAGCAAGAAAAGCGTCAGTAACAGAAAGTAAGTTGGGAATGATATTATACGGAAAACCGTTTACAGGAAAATCGACTATGGCGATGCAGTTAGCATATTTTAAACGCCCAGATGGGAAGCCTTTTAGACTATTGTATCTTGACCCCGAGTCTGGTTCAATTGATGATTATCTGGGCGATTTAAGCGCAAATGGTGTTAATCTTGAGAATATTTATATTGTTTATACACAGTCGCTTGGTGAAGTAAGACAGTATATTGCAAAGGTCAAGAATAACGAAGATTTTTATGAGTTGGATGATGATGGTAATGAAACAGATGAAGTTGTAGTAGATGCAGACGGTGAGCCGTTTAGAGCTGATGCCATTGTTGTTGATGGCACTACAATTCTTAATTTGACAACAAAGCAAGGCTTAGTTGAGTTTTCAAAGAAAAGAAATAAAGTTAAAGCAGATAAGGATGGTCTTGTAGGCGACGCCAGACTTGTAAAAATAGAAGGCGCAGGTATGGAGTTGAAGGATTATCAAACAGTCAATTTTAAGGGACAAGATTTAATCCTTGATTTGATGTCATCTGGCGTTCATTATATTGTAACGGCAAGAGAAGCTGATGAAAAAGAAACAATTAAATTGGCTGATGGAACAACTCAAAGTGTAGTTACAGGAAGAAAGATTCCTGATGGTTTCAAAGGAATGGATCATAATGTTAAAACTGAAATTCGTATGTTCAGGAATGAGGACGGAACAGTTTGTGCATGGGTTGAAAAAGATAGAACGCATGTACATGATGATTGTATTATTATTGAAGACCCAACATTAGTTGATTGGCAGGCGGTTATCGATAAAACAGCAGGAAAATCAAAGTTTGTATTAAAAAATGACTTAACAAAGGCTGTTGATATTGAGCAAGATATTTATAAAAAAGAAATTCTTGGTCAGGTTGGTGAACCAGCAGATGATGATACTACTGGAAACGATGAGAGTATTAATATTGAAGCAATTAAGAAAGAAATCATCGCCAAAAGAAACGCATTACCACCAATGGAAAAGAAAGCAATGAAGGAAAAAC